GAGGCATATTCCGGAATAATGTAGTGCTTTTCTTGACCGGCTGGCCCAATACAGCAGTAGAATCCATCTACACATTCTCCATTATCCAGCCGCTTGGCTTTGAAAAGGATTTCTCTCATCTCTTTCCCTCCATCCCCATAAACTTCCGGCACATGGCCGCAACCTGGATGGCCTCACAAGCGGCGTTGATGGAAAACATCATCATACTTTCTGCCGACAGTTTCGCTGGGCTGTCGTGCCTGACGCTGTCCCACATATGGTCCAAAAAAAGCTCTGCGGCTTCTAACTGTTCTTTTGCTTCGTCGAACTCTTCCAGGATCACAGCATAGCCCTCGTGTTGGCTACGGAACTGCGGGAACCGCTCGTTGGCGGCGGTAAGCTCCTTGTCCACCAGGGCTCGGACGTCGTTTTCGATAACGTTCATTCCTTCACCTTCTCTCTCAGCCTATTCAGATAAAACAGTGCTTTGTCCAGGTCCTGTGCTTGATTTCCTTTGAGCGGAGACCTCCAGATATACTTGACCGCCTGCCATGCCAGACCGGCCTGCACTGTGTCCTGGTATCCCATGACCATGCTCTCTAGCGCGTCTATGCACTCGACAGACCCGGCGGTGTAGTGGGGCGGGTGTTGGACCATGTCTGGCCGATCTCCAAAAACGCTGACCAAATATTCGTCTGGCACTGCAAAATTTTCTTCGCTCATTCCACACCTCCGATGATCTCGTCAAGGGTGACGGACTGACCTGACTTGATTTCTGGAAATAGCGAGCTTTCAATATCTGCAATCCACCCATCTTCGGCTCCAGTTATGCCTAAAACTTTACTGCCTCGCAACCGCTCAATGTGTGTTGCTTCGGGGAACAGCACGCTAATTATCTTTGCTGATTCCACCTCCTGCTGGGTGAAGTGGGGCTTGCGTGGATACTTGATGCCCAGTGCCTCCAAAACACGTCGTACAGTCACGCGGTCATACTCTTTGACATTCTCCGGCAGTTCTTGGTACGGGAGCATATCGGGATGGTCATCAATTCCCTGGCGTTTCTTCTCTTCCCACCATTCGTTATGTACTGCCTCACAGATTTTTTCAAATTCGTCACCCAGCACCTCACAAATTCTCGGTTTGTCCATGTTGGCCTCCTCCTTATGTTTTGCCGTCTCCGGCATATCATCCTCCACCACATAGCCAAGCCACAGTTCACTGCTCATGGCCGTCCTCCTTCCTTTCCCATTCCCTGCACCGCTGATCCGGTTCTATGAAGTCGGCGCGGTGTGTGGAATCTCCGTTACAGCACACGCCCTGGAAGTCCTCGTACCAGGCGCAGGTGGCGCATTCCTCAGCTTTCCAGTTGGCACAGGTGTCATTTCCATGTGTTAAAAATACCCCGTTGTCAGGGCAATCACAAAAGCGATCTCCGTCCCACCATTGGCAGGTGGCGCAGCACTTAGTCATGAGCGGCCTCCTTGTTCATGCGAGTGCCGCACCACGGGCAGAAAGCAGCACCCTTGTCTCCATCATCGCTGTACTCTTTGCACTCCGAACAATACGGGATTTTCCCTGGTTCAAAAATCCATCTCCCGTGCCTGACCTCCGCAACGTCGGCGGCGGGGAGGTGTACAATCTCTGACCACGCCGCAACATAATCCCCGCTGGTTCGCTTGACCACATCCAGCGCGACCGCCCTCTCGATGTACTCTTTCATCGCTTATTCTCCCTTACAATGTAAAATGCGATTTGAATAAGGCCAAACCCAAAAATAAAAACTGCTGCGGCCCAATTCAGCGCGGTATTACCAGTTCCGTTTATCCCATAGTAAACATTCAGTGCCGCCAGAAAGAAATTCAGGCCAGCGAAAAATATCATTCTGAGCTTCCTCCTTTTTCATCCTGCTCCCTCCGTAGTGCGGCCTGGGCCTCCTCGCTGGTCAAAATCTCAAATGACCACAGAGCGCGGTAATCATCTGTTCCCGCGTGACCACACCTGTACATCCAGTCAGGCTTTTCACCAAGGAGATGGAGTTCTGCCGTTCTAACCTCCCAGGCATCGCCAAAGCGGTCATAAATTGTATCGTCTATGGTGTACTTCGGGATTTTCCCCTCCTGGTCCGCCTGAGCCAGTTCGCGGAGGCGGTCAAGCCCCGTTGCCCCAATCTGGCGGATCATTTCTGTCAGATCTTCTCTGGCTCGTTCCGCCTGCTCCAGAGCGTGGGCCATGGCGGAATAGTCGCAAGGCTCCAGGCCCGTGTCCTCGTAGGCGGCGAGGCGGTCAACATCGTCACCCCGGAATTTCTCTGGAGTTCCCTCATCACTGTAAATGCCATCCCCAACAAGATAATAGCCGCGTTCATCTTTCTGTGTTGCGCGTTCCATGTCAGACCTCCTCGTGCCAATTTTGTAATGCATGTTTTAGGGTCTCATTCTCCCGCTTCACCTGCTCCAGCTCGGCCCGCAGTTCTGCATTTTCGGCCATCAGCCTTGTTCGCTCTCCGATCCCAGGCTCGTCAAACGGAAAGTGTGCCAATTCGGACAATTTGTTTTTCAATCGCTCGTTTTCGGCCTGGAGCGTGGAGAGGGCGGTGGCGGCGGCGTGGCACATCTTAATGCCTTCTGGTCCTCCTGCGGCGCTCTTTAACTGCTCAATCAGCTTCTCAATGTCCATCTCTTCCTCCTTGTGGTATAATCGGCGCGAGGTGATATATATGCTGTCAGACGAAAATTACAATGCGCTTCTTAAATTTCGCTCCGGACCAGTCAGCGGGAAAATGGATAGTCGTATGAGATATTTTCGGGAACAAAAATATATCGAGCCAAACAGTTATCGTACAGAAGGTTCCCCAGACGATTTATCCATCAATCCCACATCCTGGCGTCTCACTCCACGCGGCGAAGATGCTTTAGCGGAGTTCGAGTATCGCGCCAAGCAAGAGTCCAAGAACGACTCCGAAAATAAGCGAGAGCGCATATTTCAAGTGCTTCTGGTTTTTCTTGGTGCGATTATTGGCCTGTTGATTGAGAGGATTTCTGGCATCACCGCTTGGATCAGTTCTTTCTTTTGACATCAGGGTTCCTCCTCTCCCTCCGGCGGGTCATATAATAGCATTGATTTCGGTCTCCAGTTATCACGCCCATAGAGATTACCTATCAACTCATAGCCCATATTCTGCATGGCCTCCCTGCTGGTCTCCCCAGCGCTTAGAATTGAGGCAAGCTCTGAGTTCCCATGCCCACAACAGGACGCGACTGTATGTACTCCAACGGATTTTAGATATAATAGCTCTTCTTCGAGGCATAGATCGCAGGAAAAACCAAAACGAGTCGTCACAGCGCACTTGTATGTCCCGATTTTACTGGCTCTGCAAAAATTCCTTGCCAACTCCTCGTTAGGCTCTTCAATTTTGCCCATCTCAAATAAAACTCGAATATTTTCGTTCATGCCTCTCCCTCCGGCGGGCGGCGGTAATGATCTACAAATATCCTTGCACACCCATGACAATGAATTTCAGATGGGCAATCAGGCTCATATATACACCCCACGCACGTCAGCGGCTCGTTCGGCGGTGTGAGGGTGGGATCTCCCTCCAATGCAGAGATCAGCATATCAATGATTTGAGCCGCTTGATGATATGTGTCAGTGCTCCTCCATGCATCAGCAGCTTTCTTTGCTAACTGAATAGTTTTATTGTTCCGGTCCATCTTTCAACGCCTCCAATCTCTCCATCACCATCTCCACGGCCTCGTCCGTCATGGGAGCGCCGCAATGAGAGCAAAAGTTTGTAGTTTTCCCGTTTCATTCTCCACATCTGTTACAAATAATTCGGTGTGTTCCGCTGGGCCATTTATCCCGTTTCCATTCTCCCCTCCACATCTTCTCCACCTGCTCCCGGCTGATTTTCCCCATATATCTACAAATCCTCCATTCTGTGTAGTATTATTTAACTGCGCGGAAAGTGAGGTGATTTCATGGTCATGCATCCAGTTTCCTCAACGGACATAGCCAGTATCGGATATGAAAATGGGACTCTCTACATCTCATTTCATAAGGGTGGCACCTACGCCTATTTCGGTGTCCCGCAGTCTGTATATGCTGGGCTCATGTCCGCAGGGTCCCACGGAAAATACTTCCACTCATTTATCAAGGGTAGGTATGGATATTCCAGGGTCTAATCTATAACTACCAGCACCACCGCAGGGCCGTTTACTGAGACTGTCACATCTTGGTACGGCTCTGCGATGTGTGTTTCTACGCCCTCACGCTTTCTTAGTTCGTCTACCAGATCGCAAGTCTTAAACTCAGATAACTGCTCCCGGCTGACGGGGCGGAGGGCAGAGAGGGCCAGCGTAAATGCGTCCCTGATTACCGATTTTCCAGGATACATCTCCCTTGCTGTCATCAGAATCTCAACCGCTTCTTCCCGCGTCATGGCTGGGCCTCCTTTCCATCCCCAAGCGCCAAGTATCCGCCTTGATAGAGCTGGTACAGCGTCCGGCCCTTCCCGTCTGTCAAATAAGGCAAAAACACCTCGTCGAGCTGGACTTGTCCGGCCTCGATAATCGCCATCTGTGCCATAATCCAGTCCCGCACGTTGCGCCAGGCTGTGCGCTCGGCCTGCCCCGGAGTTGCTTTCACTTTCTGTCGGGCGAATACCGCTCGAACGCCCTCCACATTGGCCGGGAGTGCGAACCCGCGTGGCCCGTCCTGTGTCTCAATGCCAAACATAACACCAATGGGATGCCCCGCCGCGTCATAGTCTACCATGATCTTCCGTGCCCCATGGCTGGCAAGTGCCCCTTGGATTTCCCCCAGGCTTTTATAGACATCAATGGTGGTCGTATAATTCTTAATCGCCACTTTTCATTCCCTCCAGCATCTCCATCTCCTCCGCGCTCAGGATCGGCGCGCGGGTGTTCCAGGCGAGGAGGGCTGAATCCTTTGCCCACTTCTTTTTCAACGCCCACCGTCTCAGTTCCATCCAGCAATCCCGGCATTTAATTGATGCCAAATATCCCATATCTCCAGACAGGGCTCCGCGCTTTTCAAAACAAACAATTCCGGCTTTTCCGCCACACATACACGGCACCAGCACCCCCGCCTCCGTCAGCCGCTTCGCCGCCTCGTGGTCGCCCAGGAGGGCAGCCCGAACGTCCTCGATCATGCTGTTTTCTCCTTTCGTTTTCTACGCTGATTCAAAAGCTCGAACCGATATCCTCTGGGGTCTAGCACACCATGGTATAGCCTCCTGTCCATAGCAGAGATAGACAAGCTGTTCTTCCTGGCCGCATCGGTGACGCTTGGATATATCACTTCATTCCCGTGCAGGTCCAGGCGAATAACGGGCCTTTTATGGGGCCGTCCATGATATTTTCGCCCAGCCTGTCCTGGTTTGACCGCAACAAGATTTCTCAGCTCACAATCCAGCTTGACGCCGTTTCGGTGTGTGATATGTAGTCCATCCCGCTTTGCCCGGCCTTCCCAAAAGGCATCATCCATTAGCCGCACAAGAGCCGCCTTGTACTGTTTCCCTTCCACTGTCCGCAGGTAGACCACCGCCCGGTTTCCGCTGATTCTTGCCCTGATATCGATCCACTGTTTTCCGTCCCACTTCTGGACCTGGGCCTCCTCGTTAATGCGGTAAGGGTATTGATAGCCGTTGATCTGCCTCCAGGTCATACCCGTACTCCATCCAGCGCTGCAATCAATCTGTCAGCATTCGCTAATGTACGGTTTTTTCGGTAAGCAGTTTGGGCGGCTTCAACCTGTCTGTATGTCTCTGCCCAGAAATCGCCCATCTTCCTCCAACTTTCCATAATGCATTTTTCCTTGTTATATTGATAAGTCATTTGTCCCTTCTCTTTGATAGCCTGATCTCTATCCTTTGATCCTGTACGTAATCCTCGATACATTGTCTGGAGAAAATAAAATGCGCATTGATCCACCAATGATAATCCATCAGGCATCGGCTCTCCGTTAGCCGCTTCTGTCTCATATGGGAAAACCATCATTTCTCCTCCTCGTTACCCATGTTACCGAAGGTTACCAACATAGGGTAACCGCTCAACGCTTACTCTCCCAACGGTTTCAAGGTTCGGTTACCCGGTTACCCGAAAAATTTACACTTAGAAAAAATATTTTTTGTTTTCGCAAAATATTTTTTTTAGAAAACATATCAAAAATAGGGTAACTTGGGTAACCGGGTAACCTTTCAAGGAAGCAGTTCATCGCTATATTCTTCAAAAATGTTGTCATTTTCATTCAATTTGATAGCAACAAGGCGACATGAGTGTCCATTTATCTTTTTTACGATGGTTGGCTTTCCGTCCTTCCCGACTTTGATGTTACCCGTGTTTCTCGCCCATCCTAGAAATGCGGAGGCATTGTATCCTTCTTCAGACATAATCTGATCGAATTTAGACCGAATAATATAGACATAATCATCATCAATGCTGCCCCATACCTCGCCCTGCCGGTCTGCGTCCTGGCTGAACCGGGATTGATTGATATTGATAAAATCATAGAGGTATTGAAGGGCTCTCCCATTCTGGTTGACTGTCTCTTTGGAAACGAGATATGGTTGTATATCCTCTGGACGGAGCAGAATGCCATCCTGGAAAATCAATTCCTCGGTAAGTCTGTCAGCCGCCAAAATGAGAGCTGCGGAGGCCGTCTGCTTGTCCATCGTGTCTCCAGTTTTAAGATGCTCCTGCATATCGTTTTGAAGGGCTTGTACACGCTCAAAAGCTCCATCCTCCATAAGCCACGACACAAACTCTTTTCCAGCAAATCCATAGTTGCTGTAAAGTGTGGTCGCAACCAGCTTAGGATCATCAAACAAGTGCTCTGCATGGCAATCGATCTCAATGGTCCGGTTCACCGCCCCTGCTCCACTGTTGGGAGATATGATAGGGAACTCACCTGTTGTGATGATGCAGTTGCGCCAAGTCGGGGTTTTCTGAAGTCCACCCTGTTTCCGTCCCCTGGCACGTCCCACGCCTTCAGACAACTGGTAAATCATCCGGTCGAAGTCTTTTCGGTTGTCCTTGATTAGTTGCAGTTCATCGATGATAAGCGGGATGGAGTTGCAGAAAGCGGCCCCAAGTTCTTTGCCAACCTCTGTTGCGTTGAATGTCTGGATGTACTTTCCGACTTCCGGGTCTGCCCATACACTGGCCGCCAATAACAAACCAACGGTCTTGCCCGTTTCCGTACCGCCCCATAGGTGGACAAAAAATGGGAGGCAGTTGCAAGGCTTTACTAAAACGGAGGCGAAAGAGGCAGCCAGTACGATCCGAGCAATCACGTTTCCCGGCGTCTTTCCGGAACGCACCGCCTTGACAATATCCAGCCACACGTCACGTCTCCCGTGCTCCTGGATGCTCTCAAACCGGGTCCGGTACTCCTCCTCTCCATCAAAAACTAAGTCTTCAACGTAAGGGGAAAAACCATAGTCATCGATCCATCCCAGCCGGCCAACACTGGAAACCTCTGGGATTTGTTCGTAATTAAGCTGTTCCACGTCGGCCAGATATCGAACCAACGGCTTACTCGTCTCGCTGTTGACCATAATTCCGTACTTAGAAAGGCCGATGATGGATCGGCTATCAGAAATCACGTTCCTATCTTCAATCACACTTCCCCACCGGCGGCCCAGGCTGAACGCTAGCTTAACCTTGTGGATACCTGTGTCAATGTTCACAAGACGCTGAACCGGCATGATGGGGTGATAGCAGGCCACCACCTCGAAGCCCATTTTGTCGGTGCCGTAAATGCCGGTGTCCGAGGCTGACCACCCGCCGCAGTCCAGTTCCATTTCCTGACCGGAAAAGTCCGTTTTGTTGTATCCTGGGGTGACTGTACCGCTGACGGTTTCCATGTATGCCTTGAACAGCGCGGCCAGATTGCGAATGCCAACAGTCTGTGCCTGAGCGGACATGCGGCCCAAGAGCTGTTTCATCTCAAATTTATTTTCTTTGTGTGCGTATAAATATTCAAACGGCTTGGTGGTCGTCAAATAGTCATCGCGGGTATAAGCGGGCACTTCATCCAATGCTCCTTGCCTCCCTTCTCAATAAAGTCGTCAAGCCAGTATTCGATATACGGGAGGCGCTTGACGGCCTCGACATATAATGGATGATAGTAAGCATCATCGCCTTGACGGACTGGTGGGAAAATCTCCAGAACATCCTTCCAGTAGTGCAGTTCATAGGCCATGTAGCGAAAGTTCTCGTCAGCCTGATCCTTTTTGCGCCTTTCCTCCCGCCGGGCCTCCAGGGCCGCTGAACGGGCTGCACGGTCCGGCTTACTGGAGGTAAGGCCCAGGTGAAAGTCTGCGTTGATCCGGAGCACCGCCTGACGGAAATTCAGGTCAAAGAGGCGCATTACGAAGTCAATGATGGAGCCGTGTGCTCCGCAGCCAAAGCAATGAAATCCGCTCTCTCCATCGTACAGTTTCAGACTGGCGGTGCGGTCCCCTGTGTGGAAGGGGCACTTCATAAAGCCAGAGCGGTTGACCTCAAACCCATAGTGCTCCGCCACCTGCTGGGCGGTAAGCATGCTGCGGATATCAGAGGCCATGTCCATACCCTCACCCCCGCTTCAAACGATCTCTGACCCAGTAATAGAGGGTACTGTAAAGGATTTGAGCTGTCTCAGAGGGCTTGCAGAAAGTGATTGTCAGGTTGAACCGGGCCTGCCAGGACAGGAGCGTAGCGGCGAAACTCTGCGGTTTTAGATCTGACCGATAATTATGCAAGAAGATGTCAGTCCAGGAGGCGTTCTCCACGATCAGAAAGATCTTGATGCCTCCGGCCTTTGCCCGGATCATTTCCCGCTCGAACCTCTCACGGCCTGATGTAAAGTTCCCCGCAATCTCGTCCAGGTTAGCCTTGCGCTCCACCACAACCTCGTCCTCAAAAGTAGTGTCACCCAGCATAACGGAGTAGTCTCCGGTCTCCAAAGCCCGGCTCTTGTGCTGGATGTTGTGCTTGTCTAGCCAAGAAATAATGTGCTGGTGAACCTGTTCCCGGCTGTCAGTAATAACTACCAGCTCTTTCAGCTTTTGCTTGATCTCCGCGTCTGTGTAGTGGGTCATCATTGAACCACCTCAGTTCCACGGCAGTTCGGATTCATCTTCAAGATCGGACAGTCTGGTCAGTTCTTGCCGCTCTGGCAGTTTCCCGTCCCAAGGAGGGAGCTTTTCTGCACGGTCTTTGCTGATGAAATACTGAACTTTCAGATACCCCTTATCGTCCTCTTTTAGCCGGGCAGCTCCAACAGCCCCGATCCAGGTAGGCAAGGTGAAGTCTCCATCATCGATATTAAAGGAGTCAAAAAACTCCGTCAGATTCCTATTAGTCCATTCATTCCCTTGCACGATATAATGGTTGATCGTAATGCTGCTTCCATTGGGCCGAATCCCAATCACCAGCATGGGGTTTCCGGCTTTGCTCTCTTTTTCATCTACGCTGACGATCTCAACCCGGTAATCCCCGGGCGTTAGACGGGTGCGCTCCTCACGCTGATAGCTGTCCCAGTTACTCATATCTCAAGTCCTCCTTGCACTTCTTATAATGTTTACAGATAACACAAAGCCCTTTACATGTTTTGCGGCTCTTGATGAAATGAATGATGAATTTAGGCATATCTGCTCCTCCAGTTCTGGCAGTACAGGTCCACCAGACTTGTCTTATCCATCCAACGCATAAACTGCCGGACAGTGTTTTCAATAGGGACCGTATCTTCCGGGCTGTACGCCTCCCGGTATATATAGTTCCCATCGCTGATAATGTACTCAAAGCGCTGGACCTCCGGGCAGAGGTAGAAATACATAGGGTGCTGTGGACTGTCAAGATATTTCCCCACATGGTATGTCCGGCTAAACTTGGTATCATAAATGACCCCAGCCTTCAAAAAGTCTAGGATTCCGTAACAGATAAACTCTACGCCGTCCACTACCAGCGGGCGGGATGCCTTAACTTGATACTGACCCTGGGCGATAATTTGGCAGATTTCCAGCACCGGCTTGTACCACTCCTGCTCCGGTCCGATTTCAGCCCCTTCACTAACTGCGTGGACCATGTTTTCAAAGCGTATGCCGTCCAGCATGGCCTTTGATTGGGGCTTTTTCTCCCGGCGGAGAGTGGATAAAAATTCATCCATCCCCCCGCCCTTGATTGCATATTGCCATGAGGACAACAAGCTCTGCGTCAGCAGGAACTTATTGCTTTGCCCACTCATAGGTTTTGCTCTCCTTGCTGTAAACGATCCCAAGTGCTTTCAGCCGCTCAAAAAGGGCCGCTTTTAGTTCCCGTTCGCTGGTCAATGCATGGGTCAAGCCCTTGATAGCACTCATGGCTTCGCTCACATCTTCCGGCTTTTCAATCGCCTCTATGGCGAGCCGGCCGGCCGCCATCGTCTCCTCATACTGTTCCTGCTGGGGCTGAAGAGCCGCCTTTTCAGCTGCAATATTCGCTTTGACCTGGAAGAACAAACGAGTCAAGAAGTCATTGGGCTCTCCATCCTTCAACTCTGGGACCTTGATAAGCCCCTTGATACCATAGGCTGCCTTGGCGTTATAGTTCATGGTGGGGGTGAACCCCAGATATCTCTCCCCGTTGACGATATGGAGGTAAGCACCCAGGTCGGCGGGCTGCCAGACCAATGTCTTGGCAGAGCCTTCGCATACGATGTCATAGAAGATATCGTCTCCTTGCCGATCCTTGGCGGCGTGAAAGAGGAATATAACATTGAACTTTTTACGAAGATCGGCGGAGAGACGCAGGAACTCAGTCTTTACAAAGCCATAACCCTGTTGGGAAAATCCTCCAGATTTCTTACTGGCAGAGGGTTCATTTCTCATGGCCCAGTCTTTCATCAAGTCGATGAGTGCCCCACAGGTATCGATGACTACCGTCTTGTAGTGCCCTTCAAAACTCCTGATGTCATCCAGCAACTCCTCGTAGGTCTTGACCATAGAACTGTCCTTTCGATGCTCTGGCTTGACACGGGCCATACCTTCATCAGCATCTACCAGAACCACATCCGGTGCGGATAGGGACAGCGTAGTTTTGCCGACTCCAGGCAACCCGCTGATAATCATGATGATGTTCTTGTTGGAAAAATCCATGTTTTCAGGTTTTACAATCATTACTCTTTATCCTCCTTGATTTCTACCAAGTCAAACCCCTGGATTATAATCTGAGAAACAATGTATTTTGCTGTCATTCCAGTTTCACGTTGAAGCTGTTTTACCAGCGCTTCCGCCTGTCTGTCTAGCTTGACCACACCACAGAAAGACGGCTCTGGTCGGTGGACGGTCAAAATAATTTTCTTATCCATTCCAACCTCCAGGGATTCTGTCTCCCCACTTCTCATCTTCAATGTAATCTAACAGTTCATCACACTTCGCCATCAAATAGGGATTGTCCCACGATGGATACCCCGTCCGCATGGCAGCGGTGATGTCTGGATGTTCGATGTTCTCCATTTCATCACCCCATGACCCAAAAAGCAAATGCCATACCGCCCCAGAAGGTCAAGCAGAGTATTGCTCCTACTCCGATCATCCACCGGACCTCTCGGACCCTCTGGCGGCGCTCTTCTCGTGTTCTCATTCTTCTGTTTTCTCCTTTTTATCGCCGATGCGGATCTTTGCCATCTCAATAGCCAGCATATAGACCTTTGCATGGTCGTTATCCCCATGAGTCTTACGGACCTTCTTCGCAAACTCATCAAGATTTCCAAAGAAGCAGCCGCAAACGACTTTAATAGATCCATCCCTGCAACGAAAAAATGTTGCCGTATCGTTTCGAGATCCAATAGCCCCGATCCAAAATATAGCGCCGATTTCTGACACCTCGGCATTGCCGTACACCCTGGCGTCGCCGTACACCCTGGCGTCGCCGTACACCTCGGCGTTGCCGGACACCCAGGCGTCGCCGTACACCCTGGCGTCGCCGTACACCCAGGCGTCGCCGTACACCTCGGCATTGCCGTACACCCTGGCATTGCCGTACACCCAGGCGTCGCCGTACACCTCGGCATTGCCGTACACCCAGGCGTCGCCATTTTGGCTTAGGTTTTTCTCGCTTTCCAAAAAACCTCCTAAATCTCCAGCGGAAACACAGCCAAACGAGGAAAGCGCCTTGATGCGATATAAGATGTGTCCAAAAACGTTTTTCGTCTCAGAGGTAAGCTCATATTTCTTCATTTCTTCTTTCTCCTGTCCCATATGTCCCAAATTATCAGCGCCATTGCTACAATAATGCAGGCGTATGCGCCCACGAGCATCCAATCACGCAAGCTGTTTCCCTCCCAATGTCATCAAATAAAACCACTGCTCCTGAGTGAGACGAACCTCCTGCTCGTCCAAGATCTTTGCAATAGAGCCTTCGCCGCATCCGATCTCATGGGCAAGGCCCATTTGTGAGAGCCGGTGCCGCTCCATAGCTCGCTGGGTGATCCGGCGGATAGCCTCATTCGGCGTCATCGTCACGCCTCCCCATATACCGGATCAGCTCATCAAACGTCATGCCATAGGCCGCCCGGGTCAAGCGGTCCATCAGAAGCTTAGTGTTGCTGGCCTGACGCTCAAGGTCTTTTATTGTACTTTTCTCATCCATATTCTTTCTCCTTCCTCTTGACAGGCTCGAAAGAACATGGTACATTTGTTCTATCAAGCCTGACTGCCGCTTTCAATCAGGTTTGCCAGCCCTGGTCGGCGGTGGTTCGCTGGCCGGGGCGCTTTTATTTGGCCGAAAATGCCTCTTCGTAACTCATTTTGGTGACATTCAAAAGTTTATCTATTGTGGTCTTATTAGCCGTACCTTTCCCAGTTAAAAATCTGTAAAGGCAGGCAACAGAAACGCCTGAATAACGGGCCAATTTTGAACAAGAAATTTTATTTTCTAACATCCATTTTGAAACGCCCTTATAAACGCAAGAATTTGCGCTCATTTCTATACGGCTTATTTTTGGTTCCGGAAGATGTTGTCGAATACATTGTCTGGAAACTCCGAAATGCTTCCCGATTTCATCGCACGAAGCGCCTTCAAGATACATTCTATACGCCTCTACCTTTTCATCTATTGTCATGTGATCCTCCTTGTATTCCTCCCGCCCTCGTGTTACAATACAAGGGACAGGATGATTTCACTGGTCATCGGTTCTTGCCCTCTCCCGTGTGCCACCACGGGCGGGGGCATCCTCATTTTCCAAGGTCCCCTCCATGTACTGGATGAAAGCAAGGCGAGGGATCTTTACCCGGTTCCCAATCAGTGTTACAGGGAACCCAAGTAGCTCCGGCCTCTTCTTCGCCGCCACTCGGATATAGTGTGGATCACAACCAAGTGGGCCCGCGGCTTCTGATGGAAGAAGGACATCTTTGTTCATGGCTTTGATTTCTGCCAGCGTCATAACGTCTCCTTTCTGCCGCAGATGCGGCGTTTTGGTTGTCCGCCTCCCCCTTCTGTGATAAAATATAAGTGGTTAGGAGGGAGGTGAGAAAATGTCTGACTTTAATACTTTCCCCAGTGCTCCTGTTGAGGCAATCGCATATCTTTATGTCCAAACACAAGATTTAACTGGGAAAACACCCGTTCAGATCTATGAAATGTATCTTGATGCCTATTATCAGATACTGAAAGACCGGAACCAAAAGAAGAACGAAGACTGGTTTAGCCAAAAGAGAGAAGAAGTGCTGAAAGACTGACCATCGCATTTGTCAATTGATAGAGGTCTCGATCCTCTGCTGATTTCTCTGAACGCTCGGAAAGTAGCTGCAACTGCTTTTCGAGCGTTTCTTTAATCTGCTGATTGTTCATCCTTTTCACCTCCTTTATTCCCGCCCCGTCGGAGGTGGGCCTCTTTTTCTCCGTTGGTCTTCTCCGCTTTCCTTCGCTTCCGGGTGGGTTTGTCCCGGCACCCCTCCGCATATCCAGCGATATAAAGGAGGGCTTCTTTGGGTAGTCCGGTCAACTTCTCGGCCACAGTCTGGGCGTCTGACACTCTATCAAGGTTTATGCTCATTGGTTCACCTCCTACACTTAGTTTTCTAGCTCGGTTATAAAATAACATAACTTAGCTAGAATGTCAAGTCATTTTTATAACTCAGTTAAATTTTTTCTTGACTTCTTTTTATCTTTGTGATTTAATATGTATCAGACAGGAGGTGTAAAAAGTGGAGACCATCAATGATCGAATTGCGTGGTGTGTAAAGGACAGCAAACTCACAAAAACTGCATTTTCTGAAAAACTAAATGTTTCTCAAGCATTTATTTCTCAGTTGTGTTCTGGCGCAAAAATGCCCAGCGACCGCACTATTGCCGATATTTGCCGTGAGTTTAATATTTCCGAACTATGGCTGCGAACTGGAGAAGGTGAACCTCATATTCAGCGAGATGAGGATGAAGAGTTCCTTGAGGTTATGGAACAGATTCATATGTCAGACGATGAGCTCATCAAGCGGATCATCAAGGCATATTGGTTTATGGAGGATGAAGAAAAAGCCGCCATCAGAAAACTGATAGACGGCTTTACAAAAAAATAAGGCCCCGGTTTCCCGGAGCCTTTTAATCACTTCTTATATATCTTTTCAAGGATGAGGGCCCGTGTAAGCAGGGATTTTAAATAATTTTCATCTTTGTTTCTATCTAGGACAAGTTCTATTTCTTTTTTGAGTATATCTACATTCTCGTTCTTTTGTTCCATGAAGTGCCCTCCCGTCATCTTTTTTGCATGGCTCAATTATAGAACTTGTGTTCTAGTTTTGCAATACATATTTTACCTAAATTTTAGTGCAGATTTTTTCCATTAGTGCCTTCCAGAAAGTCCAAAAAATTGGACATTTTGTATGTTAGGAGAGAGAAAAATGAAAATCAAGCTAGTTTGTATTGTGTCTGTGCTTGCTCTTCTCACTTCCTGCGCACCAAGGGGCGGGACATCCTCCGTTTCTTCGCCTGACGTTTCTCAAGAGCCCACTCCCGCATCAGCATCTTCTAGCAGTACAAGCGCTCCATCCGAAGAAGATTTGGCAGAACAGTCTGCCATTGACTGCCTTTCTGCTTATTACTCCGGGGAAGATATCTATTCTACATCCATCAACGGAACGAAAATAGAGGTTGAGATAATGTCTCCCTATTCGGCGTCTGACAGTGCGCCGGAGGATTGGGCTACTATACAATCAACTTTGCAGCAGGCTTGCTCTGATCTTCAGTCCAGTATGGCAGAGTTTGACATCCAGACGGCGATCCTATATTTCATTGATTCCGAGGAAAACAACCTCCTAACTGTCATGAATGGGAAAATCGGATATGACGCTTTTGGAGGCGAGTATGCCAGTGCTACAGACAATCCCCCCACAATCAGCCTTGAGGAGTTTGAGGCGATTCAGACGGGAATGTCCTATCAAGAAGTTTTTGATATTGTAGGTTCCAGGGGGACCGTCCTATCTGAAGTTGATGTTGGTTTGGGGGATGAATACTACACTGCGGTCTACTACTGGGACGGTGAGGGTAGCTTGGGAGCTAACGCCAATATTACTTTCCAGGGCGGAAAGGTTTCGGCTAAAGCGCAGTTTGGGCTCGAGTGAAGATGTCTATGAACCATCTCAACCCCGAAAATATCACCTCATGGACGGTAGAGCGCATCAAGTCCCTTGACGATGACTCGTTCTGCGCTGAAGCTCGTGCGTTTCTGATGTACGCCCAGGCGCACCGGAAGGGAATGTCAGAGGAGGGTCTGCGGCATATCATCCAGCAGACTGAGCAGATCAACGAAGAGCTGGACAGGAGAGAGAAGAGGAGGAAGGGGCTGTTTGGGTTTTGGGGGAAATAAAAGCCCCGCCCGAGTGGGCGAGGATGAGAAACTAGAAAGGATAATTGTATGGGAGATAAAAAGACAGCAATCAAGTTGTTTGAAAGTAAGGAAATCAGAACAGCTTGGGATTCTGAAAAAGAGGAATGGTATTTTTCCATTGTCGATACTTGTGCTGTTTTGGCTGAAACCGATAGGCCAAGAAAATACTGGAATGACTTGAAAAAGAAACTTCAAGTTGAAGGTAGTGAACTGTCCGAAAAAATCGGACAGTTGAAAATGCCAGGTGCCGATGGGAAAATGCGGTTGACGGATGTGGCGGATACCACTCAACTACTCCGCCTGATTCAATCCATTCCGTCTCCGAAAGCTGAACCCTTTAAGCAGTGGCTTGCCATGGTAGGTAGCCAACGGTTGGATGAAACCGCTGATCCTGAATTGGCAATTCAAAGGGCCCTTTATAATTACAAGAAAAAAGGGTATTCCGACAAATGGATCACACAACGTCTTAAATCTATTGAATTTCGCAAGGAGCTTACCGATGAGTGGGACCGGGCCGGGATTAAAGACTTAGAGTATGCAATTCTCACCAACGAATTAACAAAAGCATGGGCTGGAATGACTACAGGGGAATATAAAGCATACAAGGGACTGAAAAAGGAAAGCCTCCGAGACAATATGACAAATACTGAATTAGTCCTTAATATGCTTGCGGAAGTATCCACAACCGAAATTTCAAGAGCTACCAACCCACAAGGACTCGAGCCAAGCAAAAAGGTTGCACAACAAGGTGGTGCCATCGCCAAAAACGCCCGGCAAGAACTAGAGGAGAAAACAGGGAAATCTGCAATTTCCAAGCATACAGCAAAAGACATAAAGGAACTTGATAAATAAAAATCCCCACCCGGCGCTACCAACACCGGGCAGGGAAGGGGGGCAGAAGCTATGGTCGGCGATCTGCCCTTCTATTTTACATGATAGGAGGGAAACTGTCAATGAAATGCAGAAAATGCAGGGGAGAAATACCAGATGGAAGCCGGTTCTGTATGCTCTGCGGAGTTGCACAAAATATCAGGCAAAATCCAAAAGGCCGCGGAAATGGTCAGGGCTCCGTGTATCAGCTTCCCAACAAAAAGTGGATCGCCGTAAGGACCATCGGCTATGAGCCCGCAGCAGATGGAACTATGCGGAGGATCACCCGCTCAAAATCTGGATTCAGGACGAAAAAAGAGGCTGTGGAGTATCTTCCATTGGTTGGGCGAGAAGACAAAACACGTCCCACCACTTTCATCGAACTCTATGATTCGTGGGAGCCGACCCACCGAGCCGGAAAGTCAACAATGGACTGCTACCGGGCTGCTAAAAAGTATTTCAGGCCCATTTGGCATCAGAAGCTGGCAGACATTACAGTGGATGATCTTCAGGAGTGTTTAGACTCCTGTGGGAAGGGAAAGCGAACGCAGGAAAATATGAAAGCTCTGGCCGGGCTTATCTATAAGTATGCGATCCCGCGCAATATGGCAAAAATCAATATGGGCCAGTATCTGATCGTTGGGGGAGAGGCTGGTTCTGGAAAGGATGCACTACCTGAGGCTGCTGTCAGGTCCATAGAGGCTCATATCTCATCGGTCGTAGGTGCGGACTATGTTCTATGTCAGTGTTATTTAGGATTCCGTCCATCTGAGTTTCTTGCATTGGACGCCATCAACTATAATCGAAAAGAACGTGCATTTATTGGTGGTGCAAAAACAGACGCCGGAAAGGACCGTATCGTCACAGTATCTCCGAAGATCCAGCCTATTGTGGACCGACTTACAAAAGACAAGCTCTCTGGTCCGGTCTTCTGCTCTTCCGATGGTAGCCAAATGAGTATAGCCTCATATCGGTCTCTCTTTTATTCTGTTCTGGATAATTGCGGGATCGACAATCCAATACTAGAGGTCGATGGTGTCAAGAGGAGGAAATACACTCCACACAGCTGCCGCCACACCTTTGCAACGATGATGAAGCGGGTGGCTGGCTCCGATAAGGACAAGCTGGAATTGATGGGCCACACCTCCCCCGAAATGCTCCGACATTATCAAGATGTCTCCTTTGAAGACCTCAGAAAGGTGACTGATGCAATTTAGCCTATTACTAATCTATTGCAGAAAAAATCCCGGAAAGTATTGATATTACTGGATTTTTCTTTGAATGGCATTCAAGAGGTCAGCGGTTCGATCCCGCTTATCTCCACCAAAAAGTGATGGATTTTGGCTTGATTGGCTAGTTTCCATCACTTTTTCGTTTGATAAATTTTTGAAAGTGTCCCAAAAATTTTGTCTATTGCTAATCTATTGCAGAATGAATCCGCCCCCATTTCTGAGGGCGGATCTGTCATCTCACGACGTATTGATAATACTTGGCGAGCTTGTCCGGTCCGGCGTCCTTGTCGTCCAGAAACGCTTTCGCCATGTCCACGTAGAAGTCGATATTGCTCCCCACGTTGAACTTTTTGGCGACCTTGACATAATCGCTGTAGATCATGTTGAGGGCCGCCCAGAACTCCGCAGGGTCGCACTCGATCCCGCGCTGGGCCATAACCTGCTTGGCCTGCTCAAAGGACCAATGAGGCCCCTTTGTGCCGTCCTCATTTTCCATATTGGCAGTCCATTCCTCCGCCATACGGCGGTCGAAGGGCATGTGCCCGGAAGCGGCTCCATAGCCACTCATTCGCTCTCCACCTCTCCGGTATTCCATTTCGTTCATTCGGTAGTCGTGCTCAAACTCCCTGGGGGTCTTCATTTCACCCTCACCGGAAATGGCGAATCCGATCTTATTCATGGGCCTAGTCATCTCCCGTCTATCAGTATAGGCCGGAGGCATATAGTATGGGTAGTGGGACTGAGGGCCGGTCATACGGTCATCCCAATAGTTACTCTCTACCCACATCCCGCCATCATTACGGGGAGCAAAACGGCCATCGGAGTATCGACGATATCCCCGGTCCTCCGGTTCCATCATCTCAGAACGGGGCGCATATCGACCGTTGTCATAATGCTCCCGGCCACGGCGGTCACGGAATTTATCATCGACATCATAATTATCATAGCTCCGTCCGTCGTTGTAGCGGCGATTGCTGCCACTGGACATGAGCATCATCCGTGTGGATCGTTTCATCTTGATCCCTCCTTACGCCGTAGGGGCGGGAGCAGCGCCCCCGTCAATGCTGGTGAGGTTGTTGCTGGGGGAGCAGCAGGGAGTGCCCAGCATACGGAACGAGCCGCCGGTGGGGGTGGTCACGACACAGAAAGAGTATTTGGTCCGGGTACGGATGCCGCAGGCGGTGACCTGAGCGCAATTCCGCTTCGTCATGGGATAGAGAGTGGTTCCGGTCCCGATGGTAAAATACACCGGAGCATTGATGGTGGTGGTGTCGGGGATGGCCTGAGCCACGACCACGCAATACTTCTCTCCGTTTTTGTAGGCTCCAGCAGGCAGGTTGATCTCCAGGTTCCCGCCGGTAAAGGCGACCGCCTGAGAAAGCACGAGCCGGTCGCAAAGTCTGCATACAGGTTTACATGCCATGGTCAGCCATCCTCCTTTGTTGCGGCAGCCCGGTTGAATCCAGCACCAGAATTGATTGTCTTGAATATTTCCAAAAACATATCGTCTTTGTCTGATTTAGCGATATTGCAGGCCACCTGAACGGTATCAGCATAAGTCCGCAGCTCTGAAACACTCATTTTCGTTTTATCTAGGCTATAGAGGTGCTCAATGAGTTCTTGTTTTACTTCATCAATAGTGTGCATATAGGTTTACCTCCAAAAAATCAGGGGCGGCAGACACTCAGCCCACCGCCCCGAAGTAGTCACGGCAGAGCCGGAAATTTAATTGCCTCGATTTTGATGCAATTTAGCAGCCACAGCCGCAGCCGTTGTTATAGGCCCCGCAGTAGGGATAAGGGGCGGGCACCTGATAGGCGGGCACGGGCATGGGGTTGATCCGGCGGATCAGCTCAGAGGTCTGGGCATCCAGAGTAGCGGTCAGGTAGCTGTTCTGGTTGGCCTGGGAGGCAGCCAGCTTCAGAGACTGATTCTCCGCCTGGAGGGAATCGATCTTGCTCTGAGTCAGGAAGTCCAGAATGGCGCGGGTGTTGGAGTTGTTATTCTCCAGGATATCGCGGGTGCTGCCCTGGATGGTGTTCTGGATGGCGCAGGTATTGGTCGCCATGTTGTAATTCACACCATCGATGGCCCGCTGGGTCTGGCAGCAGCAATCCTGAGCCTGAGCGGCCATGTTGCACATCTGAGACTGGACACCGTTGAAGCCCTGAAGCAGAGCCACATTGGTGTTGTTGAAGCCGCTGGTGATGCTGTTGTTCAGGGCATAGGTACTATCGCAAATGCCCTGCTGGATAGCAGAGATGCCGCGCTCCACACCGTTGAAGGCAATGGCCTCGTTTACATCTGCGCGGGTGGCGAGGCCCTGGAGTCCGGGATCAGTGCTGGCACCGCCACCACCGAAGCCGCCGAAACCACCGCGGCCCCAGCCGAAGATCATGGCAAAGATGATGATAGCCCACCAGCCGTCACCGCCCCAGAAGCCGCCGTTGTTACAGTTTCCGCCGTTGGAATCGCTGCCCAGCGCATAGCCAGTCGCAAAATCGTTATCCATTGTATATACTCCTTTATCAGTTATTACATCGGGGCCGTACGCTCCCCGGATGTTTCCAAAGAGCGGTTTTTATCAAGACCCGAAAACTGATAAAGAGTGCGCTATTTTATTTCATCGGAAGCCCAAGTTGTCTTGCAATCTCCTCAACTGAGGTCCCTCTCTGCTTTGCCATGTTCTCCGCAGTTTGGCGGAGCTGCTGCGGGTTTTTTCCCTGGATGAGCCGCATAGCCTGGGCGGCCTGTGGGTTTTGCCCGGCCATTTGCTGGAGCATTTGCATAGGATTTCCGCCGTTCCGCGCCATTTGGAGCATGGCCATCATGGGATTATTCATCGGAGGCATCATTCTTTTTCCCCGCCTTTCCGCTGGAAACAGGCTTTTTCAGCCGCTCTATCTCGTCTTTCAGATTGTTGATGGTATCTTTCATGTCCATAAATTCATCCAGAGGCGCGAAAGCAGGGGCAACATTCTCCGCCGGCTGTTCCCTTGCCTGCTGCTGGCTGTGGAACTCAAACACATCCGCCGCGCCGGTGTTGGTGTTGAATCGTTTCATGTAGACCACATTATGGGCTAGGTCCGGGAAGAACATTGGAGCACCCATAAAGTCTACCGGGACCCCAAGCGCCTCCTCTCTGGAGGCCACAGGACGGCAGAAAAAGTTAGGCTGTGTGTTTGTATTCCCAACCGTCTGTGCGGCCTGTACGGGTTGCGGAGAGGGCTGCTGCATAGGCTGGTAGATCTGTGGAGCGGGCGCAAACGGAGTTACTGGGTTGTATCCGCCATAAGCGGGGTATGTATAATTAGGAAATCCGGCCATTGTCCAGCGCCTCCTTCCTCGCTTCTACTTCATCCAAGTATTTTTGGAGCCCATAGTCATCCCCCTGGGCCTGATACCACATCACACTCTCGGCGGCACAGTCCGGTCGGATGCCGGCGGCCACCAGCCTTTCTACCGGGGTCATATATCACACGTCCTTTGTATAAAAATAATGGAGTCCGTGAGGAGGGCGGCGACGTGTACCAACCCTTGATCCCCACGTCCTCCATGGATATATTGTCGCATAGAATAAGCCCGCATGGGTGGCATCCATGCGGGAGTTGTGTGGGAGTTATGTGGGATTTATGTGAAATACGTAACGACGTAACTTCGTTACTCTGCATAGTTGACATTCGTTTTCTTTGGGGTATAATAAAAGTGTGGAAACCCAGACGGTTGCCACATACATAAGACTTACAGGGCCGAGGGCTTAGCCCTCAAACATCCATGAGCCGTTCTGTTGCAGCAGACGGCTCACTTCTTCTTTCTATCGCGCACATAGAGCACGAGGGACACAATGCTTGCAATGGAGCCAATGGCACCCAAAACTGCAAAGGTGAAAGTCAAAGTAATATGTATCACCTCCCGAGGAATTATTTCCCGCGAGGCTACATATTTCGCCTTCCTTTCCGCTCTCGCGGGATGGTCAGGCAACCGTCTTTTTTAACCGCACACCATCTACAAAGGCGGATAAAACTCGACAGTAGACGGTGGGTTTCCACAGCCGAATTATACCAATAAAAAGGAGCCGGGTCAATTCCCGACTCCTTCTTTTTGTGCAATTCTACTTGCGGACCGCTTCACTTCATCCATTATGTACGAAAGGTGGTGAGACACTGTTGACCTATCCCAGCCCAACTCAGCCGCTATATCTGCCTGTGGCATCTTCTCAATGATATACCTTCTGGCGATGATGTCATCGTCACGATGAAGCGCAGCTTCCTCGATTGCTATTTTAAGCTCTGAGCGCAAGAGCCTGTCCAACGGTTCTGGAAGTTTTACTCTTGCACTCATTTGGTCACGTCCTTATTACTTATTTGCAGCCGCCATCATAGCAGCCTCCAGTCGAGTACACAAACCCATGGGCCTGGACCCATCTGTAACGCCAGCCTTAACCACTCTTTCCAGCCCTTCAATTTCCCACTGCTGGGTCGGTTTCTTCTTGGCCTGCCTGGACATCCAGTTTTCCATCATTGCATCAAACTGATCCTGAGTCATATCATCATCCTCCTGATATTCGGGGCGATATGCGCCCACAATGAATTTCTTGTGTCTCCGGCGGCGCAGTACTGCACCGCCGTTGTCCTCACTGGCACTTCCGGTGTTGCCGTCAATGGTGGTGATGTAGGTCCCGTCCCAGCTCTCACAGATGCCAACATGTCCGGCGGAGCTTCTGCCGGAGAAGTTGAAGAACACGATGTCTCCTGGCCGGTAGTCAGTCACCTTCTGATTCTTGTGGAAGGACATCAGCGTGGGACAGTAGGCGGTCTCTCCGCCGCCGTAGTACAACTCGGGAGCCCCGGCCTCCCGGAACACCCACCAGACGAACACGGCACACCAGGGGTGTTTGCCATCGGATACCTCCCTGCCATAGTAGGCAGTGTTGTATTTCACATTATCACTTTTGGCCGGGGATTCTTTGGTCCCAATCTGCGACCGGGCGATCTCCAGAATATCATTTTCTGTCGACATTTTCTCCCTCCTCAGTGGGAAGCTGGTAGTAGTTTGTGATGGTCGTAGGGCTATCGTCCGTTCTATCTGTCAACACATCCTGCACCTTCTGGGACTGGGTCCCGAAATAGAAGGCAATGACCACCGCATAGACGGTCATGAAGTCCTGGGCGATCTGTCCGGTGACGGCCAGATAGGCGAACACACCGGTCAAGACCAGCGTGACCACGGACTTGACGGACATTAGGGCAGCTAAACGCTTCAAAATAGATTCAGGCATCTTTTTCATCCTTTCTGGCCTTATCGGGCCAATTATTATTCTTGCTCAGATTCTCCACCAGTGATTTGATGGCATAAGCCAGGATCACGGCAATGATCTCTGTGACAGCTTTCCCGGATAGCTGTTCTGCGATCTGCTCACGGCCCAGATAGGCCAGCAGATAGGAGCACCACACCCAGGCGCAGCCATTGAACAGGCACAGCCAGACGGCGGCTTTCATGGTCTCCATGCACCCCCTTTTGGACCGGTGGGTGGACAGCCACCACAGCCCCAGACAGAACACGCAGGCCAGCGAGAACGCCGCTACAACGGCCAGGATCATCTGCGTGCTCATAGGCCGATCCTTCCCAGCAGGAAAGCAATCACTGCGGCCAATACAGCCCAGATGGCCTTATCCTTGATGGAATCCCATCTCTTCTTTGGGGCCGCTTGTTCTGCCTCCTGCCAAGCGATCAACTTGTCCAGTTTCCCCATGATGTTCTCGTACTGCTCGTTCCTGGCTGCTTCCGCTTTTTCCAGGTCTCTTATTCGGTCAAACAGCTTATTGTGGGTATCTCTTGCCTGCTCCTGCATTTTCTCCATCTGCCGCTCCAGCATGTTTGCCTTTTGGAGTCCAAGGCAATCCCTCTGTGGGTCAATCAAGCATTTATCATCCATCAGGTAAGTATTGACCTCCATTTCGACAAAATTTTTGCTCTCCTCTTGCGGGCCCTCTTTTGATGTGCTATAATGACGCCACATCCGACCAACTCTGAAAAGGTTACCCCCTTTTTTCGACAATCGGATGCGCCCCCCTGTAGTTAAGCTCCTACAGGGGGATTTTTTATACCCTTTCCCACGCCTGCGGGTAATCTGTTGGACTATGTACGGTGTTGTCCGTCAGGCATCGATATACCACGCCGCCGTCCACGCAGCACTCCCCAGACATGTACATGCCACTGGTGCCGTTGGGTGCCAGCCACTCCTTTGCCTTAGAGGGGTCTTTGGTGTGTCGGATCGACCACAGCGCCGGCGTATTGGACGGGGTGCTCCCGGGGTAGTGGCTGGCGTTGTGGGGCTGGAGCAGGGTGAATACCTGCCGCTCTCCGTTGACCTCCTCCCACACGGGGGAGCCGATGGCCCAGCCGGAGTAATCCTTCGTGCCGTCGAACTGCGGCACCTTGGCCTCCTCTGCGATAATGGCCGTTCCGTCCAGCTCCGGCGCTCGGGCGCGGAGATCCAGTGCGTCGGCCTTGCCCTGGGCGCGCATTACGCCCAGAATGAGTTCCTGATTCGTCATCATGCCTCCTGCACCCCTTCCTGGTACGCCACCGCCATGCTGTCCCATACTGCGGCGACCTCCTGCTTGTCTGCCTTGTTTTGCTCCACATCCTCCAGACGGCTCTCTGGGGTGACCTCGGCCTCCTTCGCCGCCCTCAGATAGACCTCAAGGTTGCCCTCGATATCCTCCTGGGAGATGGTGGGCTGTTCCAGGTGATACTCGTCGTATTCCCATCCCGTGATGGTGGTCTCGTCCAGCTCCTCGGTATATTCCTGGGCGTTTTCGTAGAACCGCACCAGACACCAGCCGGGTTTATTGGGCATTGCCTCGATGGAGAACGTGCCGGGGTTGTTATCGCCTCTCACTCTCATGCTTTCACCTCCCGGAACTGGAGACGGGCACCAATAGTTGAGTTCGATTCCAATGAAGTGTAATTGCTACCAAAGCGAAAGAGTCCGGCATAGGAGCCGTCACTATAGTAACCCCCGACAACGAGAACCTGCCACCCCTGGGAAGAGTGGGTTACGTAATCTGGAATGAAGGTAGATCCACTTCCCCCCACCTCATTCGGCAGATAAGCCCACGGAAAATTTGTGGATAGGCCCAATCCTTTGGTCCATCCGTTGCCTCCCAAAGAGACTCCAGTAATGGTATAGTTGGTGGTGATGTCATCGGCATACTTGGTAGGATCGGTACAGATGTAGGGGGCATAGTTCTTGAAGTTAATTCCATCAACAAACTCCAATACATTCCCCCACGGGTTCTCAATTCCACGGTATTGAACCGCAGTCTTTCCATCAGTACCCGCTGCCCTGCCGGTGTGGTAGACCATAGAGTCAGTCTCGCCGGTTTTGTGGGAGTCTGCGTCGTTGACGATCCCCTGACCCATCTTCTTTTGACTATCCCAATCGGCAAATTCGACCAAATACAGCAGACCAACAGCGCACCATGCTGCGAAGTCGTAGAGCTGGAAGCCGGAAGCCATGTTTCGAGCACGGGTCCTGTAGGTGTACCTAGTTTGTCTTGTGCTGGGAGCAAGCGTAGATGAGTACGATCCCAAAAAACTTCCAAGAGAGCTATTGTTTGAACCAATAGCTTCATACCTTGCTACATAGCACCCGCTGCCCGGATGAAGGTGAAATTCGTCTACTGGCCCATCCGCAACGTAATATCGGAATATGCTTCCTACCCTTTCGATTTTGTAGTAAAACTCCGGGATTTTTACCATTACGGGCAAATTAATGTTCGTCCTTGTAAATCCAGGGTCACCTTTCTTGGCTGAAACTCGTCCGGTTTCATTATTTAAGGTATATTCCTCCATCCCCATCCACGGCATATAGCTGTCGAATGGTGAGGAGCCTGAGCCTGTCCCAACTGCGGGTACTGGCTCGGTTGTGATGTCCACAGTGACCAGCTTGTTGGGATCGTTGGCTTTGGTCAGACGGGTCAGGGCGGTGGATGGGTTGGAGCTGTCCCAGGAGACGCCGAAGACGGAGGTGAGGGATTCGATATCTATCATTCGTGAATTGGTCGAAGAATCCCAATTTTCGGATTCTTCAGATAAAAAAATCAAAGAAATATAGTTTAGATTATTTGGTAGTTCTTTTTTTGCCAGTACGGTCACCGTTTTATTTTCGTTATTGAACGAAAAGCTTGCATATTGTGAGTAATCTGGATTGCTCCACGATACGCTTATGTCCCCACCAAATCGTGTGCTCGCTGTATAGGTAACGGATTTATTATTTGCGTTAAGGGTAACTTTGCCACTAGGTAATAACGAGACGTTGTTCATTGCCTTCCTAATCGTCCACGTCGCATTTTTCGTCTCCGTAGTCCCGTCCCACCACTGATATCCGGGCTTCGGTTGAAATCCCATAGTATAAGTCCCGGCGTTTGTTTGGTATGATGCCCCAACCAAAGTAAGTTCTTCTGTGTTAAGGTCGTTCCACTCTGCCATTTGTGCTTCGCCATTATAAGTAAGTGTACCCTTTTGGCTTGGAACCACCGGAATGATAATCGCAAACTGCACCGCCACGCTCAGAGAGGCACTGGCCGCTGTGTAGTTTGTCCCCTCGCTGGCTGATACCTGGATGGCCGTATTGCCGGTCTCCACACCTGTTACTGTCAGGGTGGTCCCCTCCAGGGACGCCGTAGCAACGCCGGAGTTATCAGACTGTGCGGACAGCGTTCCATCCCCCGTGTAGGTGACAGACACCGCCTGAGATGTGGTGGAGGTATCCAGGCTCACAGATGCCGGGTCAAACGTGATGCTGGGGGTGGCCTTAGCAATAGACCACTGGATATCCTTCGCCTCCGTGCTTCCGTCCGCCCACTTGTACTGCTCTGTTGGGGTGACCACCGCCGTATAGCTCCCAGCATTCGTGCCGGACGTGTCGCCGGATAGGACCATCTTGTCTGCATCGTATCCCGTCAGGGTAGGGCTCTGGGCTTGTCCATTGTATGTAAGGCTCCCAGATACCGTGGGCACAGAGATGGTCCCACGCTCCACAGTGATGGCCTGCACGGCGGTCTTTGTTACCCCAGCCTCGGTGTAGATGATCTCCACCTCACTCGTCCCCTCCGGCAGTGCTCCGCTGGGAGAGTAGGTCCAGCCGGTGGCCGTCAGGGTGGCCCCGTTGGAGTACGACGCCGTGACCACCATCCCCGCAGGGTCAAAGACCTCTCCGGGGAGATATGTGATATTATCAGGCGGTGTGGTGATGGCAATGCTCTCCAGCTTGATGCCTTCGCCTCCTGCTCCGCCGCCAACCATTGTAAAAAATTTACTGCCCATTTTTTACCTCCATGCGGATGATGTTGACTGTGATATCTGACGCAGGGGCCTCCGCACAGATAAACACCGCATATCCATTCGCTGTGACCTCATCCTCCGGACGAACTTGCGAAGAGACCCACGCTAGATAGGAATCCGAATCAGGGTTTGCCAGATATGCGTAGCCACTGGATTTGAACAGGTCGTTGCTCACAATCTGCTCATTCTCGATCCACCCACTGGCAGGGAGTGAGACCGAAAACTGCCGGGACTTCCCGGAGCCAAATCCGGCTACTGGTTTTCCGTTGACGTATATCATGGCGTCACCACTCCTTACTCTACGAGATACCAGAGCTCGGTGTTTGCATCGTCAAAACTCCAAAGTGTTCCATCTTGATCCCGAACAGAGACTCTGATCTCTTCCGCCGCTTCCGGCTGGTTAAATATAACAGCACTCCAGTCATCTCTATCTGGTCGTCCGGACCCAGTCGGTGATTTTAGGAAGGCATAACTTTTTTTCGTGTCTGCTTCTACATTGAATTTGAAATATACAGTCTCATCATAGGAGGCAAACGTTGAGTGGTCTTCAATCACAAAATGGACTATTGTTCCTGGAGAAACTGAAATAGTTATCCTATCTTCCGCCCCATTTGCTTTTGTTCCCTCGTTCATCACCTTCTGAACGATATCTTCTCCCTCGTTGCTCCCCGCAACACCGAAGATGCTCACGCCCTTCTTGATGTTGGCGGCCACGAGATTGGCGTCTCCCTTGATGGTCTGGGTGCCGGTCAGATACCGCCCGCTGGCAATGGTCTTATTAGAGGTCCCCGGCGTGATGGTCTGCGCCCCCTGGGTAGTCAGCTGTTTGGTCGCAGACTTAGTCCCGGAACTCACATACCCGGCGCTCTGAGTCGATTTTGCAGTAATGAGTCCGGCGCTGGACACCGTTATGCTGGGCGTGGCCTGGGTGGCAGTTGCCACCGACTTACTGGCTTGACTGGGGTAGTAGCCGGCGGGGACTGTCACAGTGGCCCCGCTGGCGGTCAGGTTGCTGGAGCTCTTGCTGGCAATGGTCCCCGTCACCTTTCCTGCGGCCACATAAGCTGTCTTGCCAGAGAGGATGTCCCCAGCCGTCGCAGTGGCATCGCTGGTATCGGTGCCGCCTCCTGTCACATTTTGATTGAAAATCATATTGCATCACCTAATTACTCAATCTATCCCACCACTGTCTCTTTGTGTGGTGTATGCCTGTTCAGATTCAATCAACTCTGATCCAGTTACTTTGCTACTTCCCTTCATAACTGTTTTTGTTCCCTGAGAATCATAAACAAAGCTGCTGGTACTGCTGCATGTAAATCCAGCAGTATTGTACTGGCTTCCAACCCATTGGTACCATGTCATACCACTCTCCGCTTGAAATGGTGCATCATCGATGGAAAATGAAATCAGGTTTACGGAATACTTTACGGATTGTATGTTTATATATACTCGTAGGTCTGTATTCGGAACAGTCTTTGCAGTAAAAATCAACGCCCCATCGCTTTGCTCTGTTGCCATAATTCCTGCTGCCATGTATTCCTGCTGAGATGAGATGGCTGGCACTGGCTGTATAAGCTGCTTAGTTTCATCCGCCAATATTCCCGTCACTTCGGCTCTTTGTGTCTTGGAATTGGAATCCCACCCAGACGCCGTGAGTACAGTTAATGTCGTTTCAACTTCTGTGCCCCCGGCATCTGAAATCGCTTGTTCCAGATAATCCTTATTGACCACATTGGTGCCTTCCGTTGGAGGATCGAACACGTTTACTCCGCTTGCATCTACCGTGAGCATGTGCACTGTCTCCCCGCTGGAAAATGCAAAACCTATCTGACCGTCATGCTTTAACTCCATATACGCCTTGTGGGAATCGTCTTGGACGCTTTCAAGTGTGACTTTTCCTCCATCGGCCATGACCGAAGAATAGGCACTGGAATTTGTGTCATTTTGAGCAAGCATCTGTGCCCTTGCTCTCATTGCTTCCACATATGAAACGGAATTTTGGTTTTGGGTTTGCATTATTGCGCTTGTACCGCTGACGGAAAATGCGCCAAAATCGTTATTTTCAATTGTATTTGAGCTAATAACCAAATTCTTTCCTATGATTTCGGCGCTATCTTCCATTGTCCCACCAGACAGCTTCAAATATCTCTGGTCTGCCTGCTCCTGAGTTAGACCGCTTGAAGGACGCCCCGCCAACTCATCAATAGCCCCCTGAACATCAGTTGCCGCCAAACCGCTGGTGGTGTTGCTGTAATCCACATCAGAAGCGGAAAAGCCATCAATTCCACCCTCATCTTCCGAGAAAGTGATGGTGTACGGACCGCTTCCCAGACTTTCCGCCATTTCCAGCTGACCACCACCGGGGACAGTGACGATGTTCTCAGGCGTGGGGATGTCAATATCCGCAATCTTATCGTCTACATACTTAAAAACATCTGTGTTCATTCCCTGCGGGTCATAGATGCTTTTCAGCATGTCGCCAGATCCAATACCATCAGCGCCATTGTAGACCTGGAATGTACTGCTTTTCCCGTCAGTCAGATAGATGGTGTAAGTGTCTGTAGTCCCTGCCGCCCCAGTACCGCTCGTTCGCTCGATACGGTCAATGCTGGAGCCAGGGTCTCCGGTCTCACCTTTGGGGCCAACAGGACCGGCTGGGAGCCCAAATGTCAGCTTTACGACCTCATCTACCAGAGACTTGCTGACCGTGGCCGGCTGTCCAGTCTCCAGTGTGATGGCCTCTACCAGCATATTTTCGATTGCAGTCCTTGCCGCTTCCGCTCCGCTCTTCGCAGTCTCTGCTCCAGTCTTTGCGGTCTCCGCCTGATCTACAAGCCCCTGGAGCTCTTCTTTGACCTCTTCCGCTGCACCCTGGGCGGCAGCTTCGGCCCCGGCCTTCGCCTGCTCTGCGGCTGCTTGAGCGGCCTCTGCGGCTTCCTTGTTTGCCTTGGTATCCTCCACCGCAGTACCAATACCAGCCACGGCCTCAAGTGCCTGTTCAGAGGCTTCCAGCGCATCGCTTGCCGCTTCCTGGGCCTGCTCAACATACTGCCGGACTGCCTGCTGGGCAAATCCTTTGAACTGCGCCCCAGTGACCTTTACCGCCTGCCCTTGCTGTTCTGCAACAAGCAGCGAATCATCGTCTACTGTGGATGCCGCAGGGAGGGACCCTATGTTCTTATCAGCCATCGGTATCCTCCTTGGACATCTCGTTCAGGATTTTATATGCTGCCCTCAGCTCTTGCTTGGCCGCAAACATGAGGTCCACTGATTCTCCACTGACTGGAATGGCGGATAGCCACTTAAACACTTTGTTTAGTTTTTCACTAACTTCCTTCATAGGTCCTCCTATATACTTTCGATCCAAAGGTTGAGATAATCCGTCAGGCTTTCAATATGAGACCATGTAAATTCATCTTCCGAATCTACATAGATACCGTCCGATCCGTTCCCTTGACCAATTTGATATTTGACGGAGTTGTACATGGCAGCAGTCAACAATGTGTCCCCAGAAGACATCAAGCAGCCGGAGCGTGATAATGTAGCGCCTTGAGAGCTGCTTCGCTCCCAGCTAAGTCCAGAGGCATCAAGCGCCTCTTGCACTTTATTTACAATATCGTTCCAGACCTCATGTGGAAAATTCTCTGCTGGCTCTTCATTATCCATGGCATTTCTGGCCGCTCTTGTCTGGCTTGAACTAGCCTCGCCATTAGACGAACTCCAGGACCATAGATCAATAGCTGGTGCCGTTGAATCTGTAGTAAAAGAACCGCTGTCATAAATGCTCAGCCATGTAATGGACCCTGACGCATCCTCATATCCAAGCTGTGCTTCCCAGTCATAAGTAGTTCCAGGGTCCAGTCCCCTAATTGTTTCAGAAAAGGAAGATGAAGCGCCTCCGACTGAATCACTCCGGATCTCATAGGTATCTCTATCAATGTCAAGCCTGACATATCTGTAATAAGAAAAACCTGAATCTCCTCCTGTAAACGATGCTCTAAATCGGGCGGAGGTCTCAGTAATAGAGCTAAAGGATGCAGAAAAGGCCATGCTTGTTCTCCTTATCCGAATCTGACCGGGACACCTGTAACATTGTCCGCAGAGAAACCAATAGTTCCATCCTCAAAAAAGACGATCCCGATTTCTTCTTCCCGGTCATTTATAAGATATATGCCCCCTGTATTTCCGGTTCCAGCGCTATAACTCTTCGCAACAAAAAAGCGTCCAGATTCACGGCTGGTGCCACTGCCCGTTCCGAGTGCCAGCGTTACATTTCGGTCTGTTGCCTCAAGGACGGCTCTGGGCTGAGAACTGCCTGTCCGCATTAGCATAAAGGAGTCTCCGTCCATCATTGCGTAAGTGTCTCCGTCCTCGGTGGCGTAGATCTCTGACCCTATAATGGTCCCGCCTGAAATGGTCGGGCTTCTGACCTCCGTGGAACTGATATATGTACTCTTGATGTAACTTGGTAGTTGATTGTCATAGGCCAAATCATAGGCATCGTTTGCTGTGTTGACCGCTTCATTGATGTCTCCCTGAACTCCGCTGTCAAGGTCTCCCCACGAGATGATTCCTGTGAGCACCAGACTACCAGTCTCGATTACTGATCCCTTGATTTTTGTTGTCCCTCCAGAGTCTGTCACCGTCAATCCGTCCAGCGTCTGGGAAATCGTAGTTACTTTTCCATCTAACCCTGTGATGGTGGTTGTCAGCCCATTTGCTGTCTGCTCAACAGTGGTGACTCGGCCATCCAAACCGGAGACCTGAGATGTGATGCCTTCCAGCTTTACGTCGATGGATGCCGATAACCCTTCCAGCTCATTCTCCACCTTCAGCAATATCTCTTCTGAGGTTTTTGAGATCAGAGATCGGGTCTGGGCTATCTGGTGGTTAAAATTCTTTGTTGTCTCTCCCTCAGTTTTGTACTCATGAAGGGTTTCATCGCTTCCAGGAGCCGCCATATCCATGACTTCTCCAGTAGAGAATCGGATATTCTGATAGGCAAGCTGGGTGTACAACCCGGCCACCGTCATTCCATCTCCGAGCTCTGCAATCGGTGACATTTTGGCCCCATTTGCTTCTAGTCCCTGATAGGAATATCCCTGCAAGGTAGCCAGAAGATTATCGGCCATCTGCTGTGAGGCATACGGGCAATCCTGCTCTATGACAGTCCCCGTCTCGTCTCCAGCTTCATAGCAGTTTTCATCATCCACCCAAAGGATAACGCCGCTGATGGGGGCCTTCTTTTCGTATTCAGTTAGTGATAGAGCTTTCTGCCCTACAAAAACTTTTCCGTTCATACCAAAATCCTGTCTCCACCAAAGGTGATAGCGAATCCGTTTTCTTCAATCAGGTAATGTGTCTCAGGCGGCATACTGCCAACCAGAGGGACCAACAAAAGCTGGTCGTTTCTGGTGATCGTCCAGTTCCCGCCGTTCGCCACAGCAATGAATTTCAACACATCCCGCAGGGTGTAGTCATTGGCTGGATAGTCAATGGTATAGGCGTGGCTTACATTCGTCCGAGGGTCAACGGTAATGCCCATCAGTTCGGCAATGATGTCCACCGCATCATCCATTGGCATGGGGAACTCCAACGATTGATCCGGAACCCACACCTTGTCAGCCTTTAGCATGGAGTCATAGGCTACTACCGTCATGATCCCCGTCGGCTTTATAGACCGCTCATCCAGGTAGAACACGCCGAGCTGTTCCCACTGATTATTAACTAACGCATAAGGAATCATTTTTGCCGTTGTTGGAATGACCGTTTTCTTCCGAAACACAATTTTTAATGTAGCTTCACATGCATTTCCAATACTAAGCTGGTCGAACAGCGGTCGCTCTATATTGGCAGACCTGATATCCGCATCTATATATTCCTCATTGTCAATTAAAACTTTATATTTCATGGCTCACTTCTCAATCAGTGGAAATGTTATCCCGCTCCACCATTCCGTTCCGTCCGGGTGTTTGATAAGGTAGGATGCTGGGTTGTTATTGGCGTACATGGTCTTTGTAACTGTGCTCCCCTTTTGAGGGTCGAAGTATGTAACAGAGACCCATTCTGGCATAATAGCCGAAAGTACAATGCTTGCCTCAGCTGATTTGAGGGGGCGGCAGGTCACATCCAAACGGATTTTTGTCGCCATGCGGTTACGCTCCAGCGTACCGTCCAGCATGCGCCCTGCCCCTTCTCCATCCACGTCTGATCTCTGCCACTTTACTCCCCCATAAGCGATATAAGGAACGATGTCGGTCCCATCTATTTTTAGTACCATCTGATCGCCTCCTTATATACGCTGTAGGGTCTTTCCGTACATCCGATTTTGTCTGTTCTGGTATGCTGTTACCTGTTTTCCTACCTTATCACCATCCAGATAGACATCTCCGCCATTCTCTTCGATTGCGGCTATGATTTGCTGAGCCATAGCATAGATAGCATTGATGACTCCATTGTTGGCGGATGTCACACCAGCGGCAACGCCCTCCACAATCTGGTCGTTGTTTGCTACCGCTGTCCGGTTCCCGATGCGGCCGACCAACTCCGGGCCTTGTTCTCTGGCAATAAACATTTCGCCATAATTAGGGAAGCCGCCAGTTGCATACGCATTTAGGTTAATTGTCTTTACTTCTGGCATTTCAGAAAAAATTCGACCACTTTTTTTCTGTGGCGAACTGGAGCTAAAGATTGATTTCATCCCAGAAAGGGCACTGTCTAGCGCCCCTCGAATAGCAGATTTCTTTTTGGCAATCCCATTTGAAACTCCGGTTCCAATTCCCTCTCCAATGCTCGACCACTTACTACTCTGCTTATATTCATCGAGAAAGTCATCCATTTCTGCTCTAGCATTAACAAGACCTTCAACGGTTCCGTCTCCGATTCCTGCCTCACTTTCTTTTAGCTCAAGCATCATTTGAATCAAATTCTCAGATTTCCCCCAGGAGATATCAATTAGTTCATTAGCCTCTTCACGTACTCTATTGGCAGCCTCTAATGCCTCCGTCTCTTTTTCTTGCGCAAGTTTTAATTCTTCACGTCTTGATAAGTTATACCAAGGTGTATCATTTAACTCTTGCGTGGTGTTCATAAGCGCCTCATTTGCGGCATTATAATCTTGCGTTGCCTGTTTTACATCCAGCATGGCTTGGTATTGATCTTTGTAGGTTTGCACCAGAATGTCTCGCATAGCCTCATATCTGGCCTCTTGCTCTAAGGATTCAATTAGTTGCTCAACACTGGCTCTTGTTTCGATGACACGTCCGTTTGTTTCATCAATGGATAACCTAAGTCCACTAATGTTTAAGCCGTTCAGTACATCAACTTTTACTGCCATTTGCTGGAGTTCATATGCAGATGCATTTGCATTTTCGTTGATATCAAAGATATCGTCCGCAAGTTGTCTAGCAATTCCATAGTTAGCCACCGTGGCATCCAGGTCAGCAATTTCATTTTTTAGGCTGTCCATAGCTGAGCTTGTTCTGCTAGATGCATCTGTACATCTATCCAGAATGTCTTGCATAATTTGGAAATCTTCAGATGCTTCATAAGCTACTTTTGCGGCCTCTTTGATTCCTATGATTTCCAGAACAACGCCGACCCCAAATCCAATTACTGCTCCAGCTGCGGTTCCAACAACAGGGACCAAAGAGCCAATCCCAGCCCCAGCTAATGCAGATCCGAGAATGGTCATAAGTCCTCCAGATAGGCTTGGAGCACCACCGCCGATTTGTGCAGTAATACCCTCTATGACGAGAGACACCCCAACACCTATAACAAGTCCGATGGCTGCTCCAGCGCCACCTCCAAAAATCATTCCGATACCAAATCCGGCAAGTGCCCCACCGATTGCCCCCATAATTCCGTTTACAATGTTCAACCCGTCTTTTGCGATAGAAATTATCGAAGAAATCAGGAGAGATATGCCGATTCCAGCAGTCAGTCCTCCGATGACTCCTTGGGCAGGATTTAAGTTTCTCCTAAATGCAAAATACCCGCCAAGCGCACCACCGGCTAAGGCCCCACCTATGGCATTGAGCATCGTATTTCCCAAATTAAGCCCATCTTTGATTTGCGCAATAATAGACATGACTGTAAGGGTCAATCCAAGCCCGACTAGACCACCTACCAGCATCCCACCTGCCCAGGTCAACCCAAGCTTCTTTGCAAGAAGAGAACCAACACCTGCCCCTGTTAGTAGACCACCAGCACCACCATTGAGAATACTTTCCCACGTTAATCCATCACCGAATAAAACTTCTGTAATTCCATCAACTATCAACGAGATTCCCGTGTAGATCATGAGGCCACTAAGTAAAGCGTTTAATGCTTTCAGCTCTGGCGACAGTGTTTTGGCTATTTTCCATGCGGCCAATGCCGTTCCGATTGGCAGTACGTAATCATAAAGAACTTCCTCTAAAACTTTTTTAACCTCATCAGCTTTTGTCTGAATTTCTAGTATCGCATTTTTATCCCAAATATTAGGTATTTCCAAATTGCTTGCCCATCCAGAGCCGCCGCTCATGCCACCAGATCCACCAGCATTAGATGGCTCTAAAATAGTCAGTTCATCAATACCGAGGAGGGCTTTTTTCATTTCCTTTGCGGCGCTGGTCGCCCCTCCAATAGCGTCCTCAGCATCTGATGCTCCATCAGTAATTCCAGTTGCCCAATCGCTCGTCTCCCATTCTGGCATTGTGAATCCAAGAAAGGTAGCAAGAGCTCTAATGGCATCTGTCAAGACCTCTACAAAAGCCTGTACCCACGGTATAATTTGAATAATGATAGGGAGAAGGGCGGTTCCGATAGCTCGTCCCAACTGTGTTATTTGCTGCCGCAAAACACGGAGGGCGTTTGCTGGACTCTCCAAAGTTTTGGCAAAATCACCAATCGCCCCGATGCGACCTGCACCTTCCATCAGGACAAGGCTCCGAAGAAGTGCTTTCTCCTGTTCTGTCATGGAGATAACACTTTCATCAATACCATGTGCTAATGCATATTCCTGCAACGTCGCTTGACTAATGGAGATACCAAGCCTTCGAATTGGTTCGATTTCACCAGATAGTGCGGACTGTAACCGCAAAATAGATTCGCTTACATCCTCGTTGTAGAGAGAACTCAGGTCATATGCCAGTTCAGTCAATCCCTCACTCAGATCGTACGCCTGCTGGCGGGCAAGTCCGAAACCGTTTGCCATGGACATAAATACGCCCTGTGCCCGCATCCACTCCGATGGGTCTATACCTAGCCTATCATTAAGTAGTTCTGCGTAAGCAAATGCCTCATCATAAAACTCCCCCATAGAAACTTGAAACAGGTTTACATTTTCTATGTAGTCATTTGCAGACTTTATCCAATCTGACGCCATATTTGCTACACGCTGAAAGGCTAAATAATATATCCCTAATTTTGCGGTTGTGGAACTAATTCCCGTTCCAAGAACTCCGAAGCTCTTTGCTGCTTTATTGTTCGAGGCGGAGAGTCCGGTATTGCTCTGGATGATCTTCTGAATCCTTATTGGGAAAGCTGAGAATCCATTAGATACCTTCTGCATCTCCGTTGCTAGCGGACGCATAGCAGAGGCGACTTGGTTCATTTGTGATGCAAATTCTTTGATGGAATTTCCTTTCAAAGATTCGCTAACAGAAGATAATTTTGATAACGCATTTACAGTCGAAGACAGTCCACTTGACTTCTGAACACTGGATAAGGCATTTAATGCTGGCGCAATTTTTCTTAGCTTGCCTATGCCCGTGTTATTTAAGCTGGCTGCGGCCGATGCAAGTGCCTGCATTTGCTTAGAGACCGTAGTCAGCCCTGCTCCGCCTTTAGCCGCTGCTTTCAAGTTGGTCAGAGCGGTAGCCAATGCGTCGATTTTTGCCGCCGCATCACTCGAAGTTGCCTCTATTTCAATTTGCAGACTATCAATGTCAACGGCCATGGTGCCACCACCTTTTTAAGTATGGCACTTGGCACTGTGGCACTTGGCACTGAAAATATAAAGATCCCCGCTGCCTCCTTTATATTGAGATAGCGGGGACTTCGAGTTATTTAGTTATCTTTTCAAGATTTCCAAAAAATTTTACCCTCCGCCTATTTCTAAGCGGAGGGTAAATAAATTTATTAAAGCCCAATGGACATTCCCCAGAAAAATCCGACAATGAATTGCCATAGAAATCCAATAGCAAAAATCCAAATAACAATACGAACTAACAAAGGAATTTGCTTCCATGCGGACTTATTGTTTGTTTGTGTACCATTGTCATTTGTTCTGTCTGTTGCTACAACAACATTCGATATATAAGCTTCTATAACAGGCGTAATTCCCCAATTCGATTTTATATAACATTTGATAAATATTTCATCCTGATCGGGGAAGGCCGAAAAATTCAACGTTTTGATTGCTTTCCGACCAACGCAAAACGAAATTGTGTGATTTCCCTCTTCTACAAATAATTTTACACTTTTTCCGTTTTGAATTTTTGCAACCTCAGAAGAGTCTATTTTAATTATTATTCCACCCAATGCTCCAGCACTTTTACTTTCTCTTTGTACTATTACAGGGCATCTCATAAAATATCCCCTCCCCCCCAAATCTTACCATAATTCGAGGGAGGAAGCAATCAAAATCTCTGCTATCCCAATTAACTTAAGACATCGAATTTATTTTCGTCAAATCTCCATTTTCAGTTGACAAAAGAATTTACTTGTGATAAAGTTGAGAGATAATTTTTAAGACCATTTGAAAGCAGGGAAATATTATACTATTCGCTCGCTAAGATTGCAAGATATTTTTTTCAAAATCGCTTGATTTTTTTCCCTAAAATACTATAATAAAAGTGTGGAAACCCTAAAGACGGTTGCCACAGTACATAAGCTACTCCATACATAGCCGGGGTGTCAGCCCCAACCACGCAGTGAGCCTTCTGTTTGCGGCAGACGGCTCACTTCTTTTTGTCTCGGAATTTATCCCACACCTGGATAATGATCCAGATGATAGAAACGATCCAAAACAAATTTTGAAGAGTTATGTATATCACCTCCCCAGGAAAATTTCCCGCGAGGGCTCTATACACGCCTCCATTCCGCACTCGCGGGATGTCAGGCAACCGTCCTTTTAACCGTCGCTGTCTCTCTCTATTGCGACAGCGGGTTTCCACGTTATCATTATATACTCCATTTTTCCCGCTATCAAATTCTGTCGATATAATTTTTACAGAAATTCTTTTTTCAAAATCTCCGCTATCTCAATATAAAGTTTTCAAGGTACAAACCGGAGAACTATCCGAATTTCTTTTGGGCAGATCTAGCCCAATTTCTGAAGAAAAGCTGTGCTTTCAAACGCTCGTTTTCAATCTCTTGACTTGATTCCAGCTTTGTCTTTTCTTCTCCTCTCATTGGATACGGCTCTGTTCTATAGGGAATAGGCTTCGTGCCCTTCTTTGCAAAAGCATGGAGAACTGGAGCTACATCACAGAAGGCTTCATAAATGTACATTCCCATCATGTGGGCCGCCGCATTTGTCCTTCTCCGATTAAGCTTATCTGCCTCACGGAATCCCTCTACCATCCATACATCGCCATACCAATACTGTTCCCAAGTCATGCCGATGGACAGATAGTAGGGGCACTCCGCTTCAAATAGATCCGTGAAGGACTGTGGGCCTTTTACAGCTCCACAGTCACCTTCGCGTTTTTTACGGCATCCTCGTCAGTGGCGATAAGATGTGTAAGAGCGGCCTGATTGTAAAGCTGCATCAGCCTCTCCAGCAGGGCAGTTGTCATACCTCCCATACCTTCCAGAAGATCATCGGTCTGGGACCGGGACACATTCTTATGGTTCTTTCTGAACGCATAGTAGAACAGCTCCGGGATTCTGGTCACGGGGAAAACCGTCAGTTCGTCAACCTTGAATCCACGGTTCTCCGCAAACTTTACGCTCTCTCTAGTGAAGTCCAGTTCATAAACCGTTCCAGTATCATGGTCAGTTACACGGGCAGGATTAACTCGGTCCTTCATATCAATGATCTTATCGCTCATGTCTTTTCCTCCTTAAACTTCTACAGTCTTACTTCTCGCGGACTTGAGACTCATTGTCTCCAGATCAGTAGGCTTAGCCTCCCACTGAGGCGCACCGGTCGGGGTGATGTAAAGGGTCGTCTCCAGGACAGCGGAAACCTCCATACCGGGCATACCCATCGGGGAGGGCTTCCCGGTAAAATACAGGACCTTAGTCAGACCAGGAATCAAGATACAGAACCAGGTTGCCTTATTATCAGCAGCCGCCGTATCATAGGCATCAACAACTCCCTCCCATTCCTCCATAGACTTTTCGGTCAGGTTTGCCGTAAAGGACAGCGCACCTCCAATATCCTTCAGGCCCGGGATGTAGGTTTTCCATTCGGTTTCCGCCAGCGTGGTTGTCTCCAGGTTATCAGGCTCTGGGTTCAGTTCCGGGATGCTCTTGATTTCGCTAATCTCTTTATAGCCCGTAGTAGGGCGGGTGCCAGCCGTGGCCTCAGCCGCATAAAGGAGTTTCACGCCCGCGGTGCTAAGTTGGATTCCAGCCATAAAAATAGTACCTCCTAATTTTTTAGGGAGGCACTTGGCACAAAGGCACTCGGCACTGTCAGCCCTTTTTATTTTGTGTAGATTCTAAAATTCTTGTCCGCTACGCCCTCATACCGGGCGACAATGCGGTAAATAGTGGCGTCCTGCAAGTTGGACACTGGATTGCACATGGTTCTTGTGAAGCCAATCTTGGAAAACTCATTGTCGATGGTCTCCATGATATCCTTTGCCTCGGACTTCTTGTACCCTACACTGTTCGTGTAGACGTTTACCTCGTACATCAGCGATACGGCGTTTTCCAGATTTGGCGCTGCCGTTCTCATTTTTTGAAGCACGTTGTTGTCGCTTTCAACGATGGTGACGGCCGGAAATTTTGCGGGGCTGTCTACATATTCGCCAGACACAAAAATTCCATCATAAGTGGAACGAAGCGCCCCTGCGATTTGACTGAAAAGGAACGATTCAATGTCTATCAACACATTACCTCCTTTGCCAGTGGCACAACCATGCTACGTAACATCTTAGCGGTCTCGTACATGTACGGTCGGCTTGGCATTCCCTTTGTCCAGTGGGATTTTCCGTCTCGACCAATGTACCACCAGCCTAGTTGCCCATGCTCGTTCACATCGTATCTCCATCCAGCAATCGCAACCTCTGGATGCGGGTTCTGTGCTCCAACGATGCCCGTTCCGAACTCACAGAAGATGGAGTGTGTAGCTGTGGACACAACAAATCCAATCTTTCCTTTGTACTGGCTTTCAATGCCACGCATCAGTTCTCCAGTGTCATAGATATCCATATAGGATGCATTCAATTGGGCCAGGGATACGCCTTGCTCTGTGAGCCTTCTCACCAGATCATCAGCGGCTTTTTCAACCTTCTTCTGATACGCCTTGACTTCCTTCAACGCTTGGTTGATCGAGTCCGTGCTCAGCTTCAGTTTGATCTTTGGCACTTAGCATCGCCGCCTCAATCTCTGCTTTTCTATCAAACAGTTTTTGTTCCGCTTCGTACTCGGATACAGAAACCTTTTTGATAGCGTATTGAATACTGTTCTTCCACGGTGCTTTCCGCTTCACAATGTAGTTATACGGGCCGTCAGTATCGGCCCCATCTACCCACAAAACAGAATCCTCGTCAATTTGGCAGGCCGTGTCTGCGGTGGTTGCCGTCCGATCGTAATCTTCCAAAGAGCCAAACTGCTCCACTTCGGAATTTCCCTTGTTTGGGGAGACACACAGCATAGCGGATTTCAATGCGCTGTAAATGGGGAGGTAACTTCCGAGACTGTTCCCGAATTCATCAACCAGCTCTTCCATACCAACAAGGTTTTTGAAAAAAATAGGCTGTGTATTTGCTAAAAAATTGCGGAAGATAATCGCCCCCTACTGCATGGTCTTTGCAAGCGGTGTCACTTCTAAAAGAAGTTCCTGTGGAATCCCCTCCGAACCGTAAGACCTGGACACGCCGTTTTCAGTGTGAGCAGTTTCAAATTCACCGCCCTGCTTGTTGTAAATTGCAAGAGCCACCCGGAACTGCAAATCCAGATACCGGCTTTCCAGTTCGTCCGGCCACTCCTGGAAAGGATATCGCCTCGCCATGATCGCCGCTTTTGCGCTTTCTAGGCAGTCCTCCAGGATAGCATCGTCCGGCTCATTCGTGCGGAGTTTCAACCTCGCCAGATTGTCCATTGTCCGCCCTCCTAGGTCTGCCCGGCTTTTTAGGTGCGGCGGGAGGCGGCGTCGGTTCATCCAACACCGTCCCGTGCCGCTTCATCATATCCGCGTCGTCGGCCTTGATAGGGAACTGAACACCAGCCTCATAAAATCGGCCATCGTAGCACACGCGGTAATTTGGAATAAACTTCATGCTGCCTCCCGCTTTTTTAGCTCTCAAATGTGGCCCCAGCAAAATTGAACTTCACAACACTGCTGTCATCCACAAGGACTTCAAAGGTGTCATCCTTTGTTACCCGGAAAATAATGTCCGGGTCAAATGTAATGCCCTGCTTGGTCGGAGAACCGTTTTTCTTAAATGTCATCTTGGTCCCGGTCTTGGTCAAGTGGAATGGGAAGTAATAACCTTCCTGCTCGTCCGGCTCGGAACTGAACTCGGTATATCCTGTCACATGATGAAATGTACCGGTCACGGAGCCATCGGCCTTGACCGTCAGGTCATCTCCTACCAGCTCGGACACTTGCTTCCTCAATAGGGTCTGACTGCCGGGGAAAAGGGTTAGAGTGTCAGACCCAATTATTCCCCCAGGACGTTGATCACCGCCACCTCGTCCATACGATCGAAGGAGGGCAGGACGATTTCAGACGCAAAGGTGTTGATGTTTACAGGATGCTCCTGAAGAATACGGGTAATTGCTACACCTGTATTCACGATGGAAACCTCGGCGCTGGACGCCCCGCGCAGATCTGCCTCTTCCGGAGTGGTGCCATACCAAGTACTACCAAGAGCACCGTCTGGAATCAGGCAAACATAGCCATTGGGCACAAACGGATGTGCAACTTTACTCTCGTCCCGGAACTGCTTGTCGTAAATTGCAATACGAAGCCCCGCTGTAGACTCGATAACAGCCTTTACCTCTGTGTCAGTCAGATAAGCAAGGGAAATCGCATTGGTGGTCAGATAACGGTTCTTCACCGCATCCGTCTTTGCCAGAAGATTGAAGGTATAGGAGTTCATAATGGCAACTGTTAACTCAGTGCCAGTTTTAGAGCGAATTGCATCCTTGACCATCTTAAACGCTGCAAATGGATCAGCCGTAGAGGGCTTGTCCCAGGTGGCGGTGCTGGTCAGAGCGGTATAGTTAGAGGTCTTCCAGGAACCGTCCGTATCATACTTGCAGGTGTAGTCCACCCCGTTTGCCTTGATTGCAATGCCCGCATCTCCGCCCTCCGGGAACAGCAGCTGCATAATCATGCGCTCAGGAACAACGTTCGCGCCGTCAATCAGGTCACGGGTATCGTCAAACACACGGGCAATCACCTCAGCGGCATAGGGGTCGGTAGACTCCTGCACCCGCAGCATCTCCTGGCGATCTTTCTCCTTGATCTTGTATCCCTCACGGAAGAACGGCATTTCAGTTTCCAATTTCTCAAAGCCGATACGGTCACGGAAGGTTGCCTTGGCGTCAAACGCAGAAGGCATCAGAGAGACAGGCAGCCCACGGGAGCCTTTCAGCCAGGACAAGTCAAGACCAGCCTTCTTGCGGGCGGGGAACAGCGTAGCGCCCAAGTAGGGAATCTGGTTGGAGGCAACCTCAGTCCAGTTTGCCGCAATCGCAGCAGGGGTAAAAATTTCTCTCAAATCCATTATGTATCCCTCCTTACTCGTTCACGCCAATGTTGTCCCGCAGGATAATGCCGGGTACGTCGAAAGTGGCGTCCAGCGTAATACTCGCATGAGATTCAACCTTTTTCTTGTCCACCACACCCTGCACCAGCAAAGCGCCATTGGGGTTCTCGGTCGGGTCCACATCATACAGCAGCATACCAACAGCGGTAGCATAAGAGGTGGTTGCCACTTTCTTTCCCGCAGCGGTCATGGGCATACCGGCAGGGACAGCAGCGGCTTCCGTGACACAAATGGGGATCGCCACAAAATCGTCAGCGGCCAGAATCTCAATGGTGCCGCCAACAGAAGTCTTGGTAAACTTCATCTGTTTCTCTCCTTTTCAATCAAAAATAGTGTTTCAAACCTTCGTTTGCGTTTTTGAGGGCATCGGCCCGCTGTTTTCCCAGCTTCTTGGCAAATTCAACAGCCTCGTCCTTCTCTTCGGTTCCACCACCAGCACCGTCAGGCTTGGGGTCCTGTTTCACCAGATCAGCCCGCAGCTTCTTCTCATAGGCAGCGTTGGCTTTCTGCTGGTTGGCAAAGACCACATCCATCTTTCCGTCAAACAACGCCTCTGCTGTCTCACGGGCCAGCTTCTCGTCATAGCCCGGCATGGCGATATAACGGGCCGTGTGCTCGGCAATGGTGGACTTCCGCAGCAGTTCGGTGTACTTGTCCTCCAGCGCCTTGCGGTCTGCATCGGCTTGGGCCTTGGCCGCCTCGTCATCCGTCATCCTGGACTTGAGCTGCTTTTTCAGTTCCGCCGCCTCTGTCGCATACTTGTCTGCGGTGTCTTTGGACACATACAGGGACAAATCCACCTTTTCAGGGATTTCCGCTTTCAGCAGTGCCTCAACCTTCTGCTCTGCGCTCATCCCCTCAAAACCCTCAATCGTACTGGTGTCAATGGTAGGCATATAAACTCTCCTTTGCGCTTATAGACATCTCCGTCTTATTCTTGCGTTTGATTATTCTCACTTCTCTGTGAGCTTGCGAGATTTCTTTAATGAGCGGATTCTCTTCCCCTCATATTTAACTGACGTATCGCCAGATAAAACCATATGCCGTTTTTCTCTTCATTTCACAGCATTCTTTGATGGAAGACGCATTCCAATTATTTTCCTTGTAAGCGGAATATAGCGTTTCCCACTTTTTTAGTAACTTTCCTGCTTTATCATATTGCAATACTGGGAACGACAATTTAGATGGCTTTCTATTGTTTCGGTTTTCTCCATCGTGGATGCGGTGCCACTCCGCTCCTGTTGGCGCCCTCTTTTTCCTCCTCAAATGTATTGAATATTCCGGATGCCGTTCAATAGAGTAGTGATTATTATAAGATTGAGTACACCATTCCAAATTAAAAGCAAAATTATTTTTGGGATTTTCATCTTTGTGGTTTATTTGCGGGAAATTGTTCGGATTCGGTATAAAAGCAAGCGCAACAAGCCGGTGAACTAACATGCACTTTCTTTTTCCGCCCTTCAGTAATTCAACCCAAAGCCTTCCGCTATTGTTACATTTCGGAGTTAGTTTTTTTGCATATCCTCTATTACCATAATTAAGACTCATAACATTTCCAAAATTACTTACCTGATAAAGCCCTTCAAACCCGTCAATATCTTTCCAAATTTCTTCCATCAACTATCGCCTCCAATAGTCAGCCTTGTTGAATGAACAGGCGGCAGGTGGCAAGGCACTCCACTTTTCTCCCCGTCGGGATAGCCGCCCGTTTATTCACTTTTTCTCCGTCGGTGTATACCAGCACCGACAACCGGGATGGGGCTTGGGTGGAATACTGCGAATGGGATAAATCTTCCCGTCTCGCTCCTTACAAGTGGAACACTCCCGTCCATCATTCATAGTGTTCCATTTTACATAGCGCACACCGCTGTCTTGAAATGCTTTCAGTGTGGACTGGTCTGTTACTTCCACCGCATACCATTCCGTCATCTGCGCCCAATATGAAAGGCCCCGTCGGAACTCTGTAACTTTTGCGGTAGTAGAGTTAATAGCCTCCGCTGTCCGGTCACGCTTTCGCTCCCATTCATGGGAATACTGGTATTTCGTCACAGCGTTGTACGCCGCCAGCAGAGCCAGCAGCCAGGCTAAATCAGGCGGTTTCTCTCCGTGCGGTTCGGCTTCCTGATACCGCTCTTGCGCCAGTTCAAGAAAGACATCTTGGTTGTCCTTGCGCAGCTGGTCATATAGCGTCCGGGTGACTTCCAGCACATTGAGCTCGTCAAAGCCCTTCTGCGCCGCTTCATCTTTTGCGTCCTCAAACCGCTTGACTGCTCGGCTGTTCAGGAGGTCTATTGCTTTGTCCGCCAGTCTGTACGGATTCGTTTCTGTTGGCATTCAGTTCATCCCTCAAACTCCGCTCCATTTTGCGTTGCTGTTCTTCTGCATATTCCATGCTGATCCTGTATGCGTCCTCTGGGTCGCTGAATAGCCCGCTGTACTGGAACGCCAACTTCGGATGAATCTTGCTGTTGTTCAGCATTTCCGCCAGCACTTGGGCCTTGGACTGGATGTTGGACAGGTTCTTGCGGGTAAACTCCGGCTTGATGTCGGCCAACTGCAAACCCAAAACGCCAGTCTCACGGCAGATATACAGAACCAGCCGCAGGAACTCCCGCTCCGACCGCTCCCAGGTCTTTTCCGTGTCCTTTGCCCGGCTCTCTGCGGCAGACCAACCATCCCGGTAAATGACCGCCTGCCCGGTGTCGCTTGTAGAGGAACCGCCGTTCCGGTTCGGCATCCCACAAATCGTCAGGTATGCGTCTTCCAGATCGTCCACAATGGTCTGCGTGTTGGTCTGGTTCAGTTCAGAAGCAATGCGGTAGACCTTGGCGTCTTTGGTCTGGTCAAAACTCCTTATTTTTATCGCCATGCCGCCCTTTGCCAGTTCTTTGTATTTGCCATCTTCTAGTTCGCAGTTTTGGAACACATCATATGCGTTGACAAAATCCTGAATACTGTCCAACCTATTGGACTCAATCATATTGATCGCGTTCAGAATGGGGATAACTGGCTCAAACGCACCCATGCGGGCGTCGTTATTCACATACTCTACAATGGGGATGTAGGGGATGGTACGGGCTTCCTGCTTAGTGATCTGGCCGTTCTGCACCTCAAAATACCATTCGGGGGTGTACACGCAGAAGTAGGGCTTGCCCTCCTCGTCTACCTGTTCCAGAACACCAGCGACCTTTTTCTGCCCTACGCCACTGTGGTAGATGCAAAACGCCGCCCTCGGGTCAAGGGTGTAGATAGAGGCGGGAGAGCCATCTTCCTCCCCAGCCTCATCGGGAAGTACCATACGAACCGCTACACCGCAGATGTGCATCCAGTCGGCCAGCTCCTTGTCGAGAGTGTCTTTACTCTCAGATCGCATGTACTCGTTGAGCGTGTTCACACTGGCGGAAATATCATCTTCTCCACCGTTGGACACATAGCGGATTGGGCCATCCAGGAGGTAAGCAGACTTGAAGACCACGATTTCGTTCGCCCGGTTAATCATCACCTTGTTGTTGATCTCCGGGCGGACGATTTTATCTTTCAACCGGATGTCCTGTTTGCCTCTGTAATAGTCATACAAATAGGACATTTCCGCCCTGTTGATGCGATGCACGGCCAGTGCCTTGCCCAGCACCTCCACCACGTTTTCCGGGGTGACTCGCTTTTTTGTGGTGTAGATTTTACGCCGACCGGTCAGCCCATCAACCGGCCACTCAGATATAGCTCGAACAGTATCGTTTTCAGTCACCTTGTCACCTCCAGACAAACAAAAATGCCGACCAACTACCGAGGATTTCTCGGTAACTGATCGGCACTTGGCACGCTTCGTCCAGGCATTGCCCGGAGGCACTTGGCACTAAACTATATATTTTCAGGCGCTCTTTTCGCCTTTCAATTCGATTTTGATGTTCTTCTTGCAAGCCTTACAGTATGGGTAAACAACACCAACTGCCTTGCTATCCACCTGCATCAAAAGCCGCCCTTTTCCATGATTGATGCCAGCAGCGGCACAGACCGGACAATAAATGTCAATCTTCATTCAGTTGGGCGACTCCTTTCTAATTCTGGTGGACCATCTTGGAATCGAACCAAGACCAAGCCCTTATGAGGGGCCCGCCCGACCATCGGGCCAATGGTCCAGATATACCCCTTTCGGGGTATGTTGTGAGTTTTTCGGCTTTGCTCACTTGCCTTTCGCCAAGAAACTCTGTCAGGACTTGCGCCCTGGCACGGGTGGAAGGCTCTGTTCCCCCAACCTCCGGATTTGGAATCCGACGCTCTCCATTGAGCTACACCCGTATATTGTTTGAGCGGGTGAGGATTTGCACCTCACAGCGTGGTTCCATAGGGCGTGTTTACCTAACCACCAGGCCCCCCGGACTTCCACCGAGTGTATCCCCCTACCAGTCAGCGTCTACCTTATTCCGCCACCGCTCAATGGTGCCACCGCCCGCCTCATGCGGCGAGGAGAGGCATATATGCGCTTCCCGCTTAGATTGTCACACCGTATTGGGAGGCCCGTGCACAGGCAAACACGGCAGTTTTCAGCAGGATAGCGCTGGTAGCTATCGCCCTACACAAGCGTCCGGCTTCCACGGATGGGAGCGACCCAATATAGCAGGTGGACTGAGTTGCACAGCCTGGGAGCTACCCTGCTTCTGGCCCCTGCATGTTGGCGGATTCCGTCTCTACACGCTCCGCCGGGCGCAGCCGCTTTACAAGTGTCGGCACACTCAGTGGCCGTCATAGTGCCACCGCTTCCGCCTCCATGACAGGCGGGTGCCCTTTACCCTTCTCCGGTGCATAATTAGGCACTGTAAGCCTCCGGTATAGTGTCTTTCCACAGTCAGCCTCGTGTACTTTGAGACAGCTTACTTTGCCGCATGGAGGGGGCGACCCTCCGGCCCGGATTCTTGGGCTGATTCACTCGTGCGGCATATATTTCACACAGTAGGGGCAGCGACACTATCGCCGCCACCCCATCCGTGTGAAGGAGGTGAGAAAAAAGATGGTGGACAGGTGGTAGGAATCTACCTACCAGTTTTATTATATCACAATATATAGTGCTTATCAATAGTTTATGCGCAATATTTTGTATTTTAAAACGGACGCCGGAATACCTCCACCTTGTTTCCTTCAAGTTGTTGGGCATACTCAGCAAACATTGCCCAAGTATCAAAAGCGTCATTTCGTATATGTCTTTTTGCTTGCCCCACGTCCAACAGATGGTGTGTTTAGTGCGCGTTCTTCTGACCATCCGAATTGCTTTATTCGGCTTCTTACCGTCCCATAATTCATACCCTTTTCTTTGCATTTTTTCCTGAGAGAATTTTCTTGTTGTGATGGCTCCATAATAGCACGTTCGACATCCCACCCCAAAGAATATATGCGATTATGAACAGTGTCATAGCAAACGCCCATTTTCTCGCATAGTTTTTTAAGTTGAATTTTTTCTCCTTGATAAACAACCCATTTTGTATCTCTCTTATTTCCGTTCTGTTCTTTATATGTTATCCACCTGCAATTTTCTGGGCAATAATCCCCGTTTACGTCTATCCTATCAAGCGTGAGTTGATCTGAATACCCATTATCTATTGACCATTGCGCAAAATTATCAAATCCATGCGCTTTATCCATCCATTCTCTTGAAACTGAAATCCCTCTCCCACCATAATCTTCGTATCTTGGTGTTTTAGGATCATAGCATCTTCGTTTCATCCAGTGATATATCCTATGTAATCTTGGATAATCTTTAACTAAATGATTATATTTGGTTGCACGGGATTTACACACCTCGTCGTGATAACACCCACACGACTTTGTTTTTCCTAATTTTACATCTTGCGGCGATACTACCTTTTTATTTCCACAGTCGCACTTGCACACCCAATTCCATCCTCTACTTGGCTCCTTTTTCTTCTCAAATCCGATGACAGTCAATCTCCCAAATTTTTGACCAATCCATTTTTTGTCGTTGTTCTTTTCCACTGCACTCACCTCACATATATTGTACCACATTCCTCTCGTATTACAAATATTTATATATTTATTATGGATTGTATGTGATGTTAAAACGGACGCTTAAACACTTCTGCTTTCCCCCAAGTTAAGTTGCGAATTTCATTTTCAAGAAGGCTTAATCCGTCAGGGCTGTCGTCGTGTTTTACCTTGCCTGTTCTCGTATATGTCACCAGCTCACGCATCATCTGTCCGTATTGATCGGACGGTTTATATAGAGACTTATCCTTGAAGTAGAAGTGCTTCAAAATTCCGTCAGAGGCCATTTCAATGCGTGTCTGTTTGTTGCTGATAGTACGCCGTGTTCTTATGCTCACTCGACCGCCCACTTTTTTGACCAGTTCTTCAACGTCACGGGCAAAGTAAGTTCCTGCGTTGTTGCTCTCAAAGGTGGCAACCGAAACCTTGTGCTCTACCAGCTTCTTAGCACACTGTGGCTTTGTGACTTCCGGGGTGCTGTTGTCAAACACACAATCTTCAATAAATACATCTTCACCGTAGATGTACGCAATCGGCATCATAACGCTATCTCCGCCTCCTTCAGCCGTATCGCATACAGAGATAATGGCATCCGGCTCTTGATCTACCGGCAACTCAAAATATCTGTTCAGTTCATTTTCCGGGAATAGCAGGCCTTTTGCCTCAAACGGCTCCTGTTGAAACTGACTGGCCCACTGAACAGGTGTCACCAGTTCACGCTCATGCCGGTAATATTCCGTCGTAAACGCTGGTTTCCCATTCAAGATAATCTCAAAATTGCTTTCATCGGTAACTGGGTCAAGAGCCGGAATTTCAACAACCTTTGTGCGCCACCCCATTGTAGGTGCAATTTCCTGTAAGCGGCCCAAGGGGTCATACAGACTGTACCGTGTGCCCTGCGCTACAATCGGGCACCCTTCCAAACGACGGCCCAGCAAATCGCCGCGCACTTTATCCCACAAAGTGTCAAGGCGGTTTCTGTTGTTCGCCTCCAGCTCGTCAGACACAAGGTCATCCAGGTACATTACACCTTCTGGTGTAGACTCTGTAGAACCGGTTAGAGCACCGTCGATACTCCGGCAAGTGATTGTGGCAAACCGCTTTTTCTTTTCGAGGTGGATGGTCTTTTCGTCCGCGTTGGTAGCCGCAAGCCTCGCTTTCGGGAACACATCGTAGTACAGATACTCCTCCGGCTTTTGCAGAATATCCAGGCATCCAGTGTAAAACGATTTTACCAGATCATTGCCCGCACCGGAACAGATAGAAGAACCTCCAGGATGTTGTCCTGCGCGGAACAAAACAAACATCAATCCGAGCGTGGTCTTACCAGTTCTCTTAGGCTGGCTGACTGTCAGCAAGTCTAACGCTCCATCCGCTACTTGCTGAAACGCATTTACGATGGAGAGAAGAACCTTTCTGCGTGGCAAATAAAACCGCTTGTCATTTGGCCTATTCCACTCAATATAACGAAGAAAACAGTCAAAATCATACGGGGCATCAAACAGCAGACTCCGCTTGTTTAGCTCGAACATGCGGAGGCTTTTTTGTTCTGCGGCGAATTTTGCAGACAGCCGCCGCACCTCCTTGTTCCGCTCGTGTGCCAGCGAAAAATCTTCCGGCTCCAACAGCCTAATTGAATCAAACGCATCAGATAGCGCAGACGGGTCGGACAAATCTCTCTGAAATGCCCTCACTACTAACTCTCGAATTTCCACGAAAAAAGTGCCTCCTATCCCGTAAGATAAAAGGCACTTGGCACTGTTCGCTCCATCTGGAGAGGCACTTGGCACTACAATTATTCAATCTTCCGCCGGTTCTGGGTACGGCATCCAGTGAGTTACCTCCCCATCTACGTCGCTCCACACGTTATCCCAGCTATTTGATAGATATTCCCATTTCACGCCGTTGTATCGGGCATCCGCCCACACGAACTTTCCATCAGCGTCACTAAACATCAGCGTCACCATCACCGGCTCCATATCCGGCGGCATAGTCTCAGGCGTTACTTTGATCCAGTCCATTATGTTCCCTCCAATCATGCAGCAAGCCGGAAGCATCCATTCAGACACCTCCGGCTTACTCTGGATATTTGGCAGGGCGGCGTATCCTGCATCTCAGGTTCTCTTGCGGCGTGTCAGCACTCACGCATCTCCAACTAGGGCGACGGCTGCCCGTTCCGTCCTCATACAAGGGAGTGTCGGGAGCCATTTCCAACCTCAAATACCCGCGTGTCTGATTATATATAATTTATATCTTCCCTGTCAATGGCGATTATTCTTGCATCTTGTCGAGTGGTATGGTATCCTAAGTTCAAGCGTTGTCGGCAAAGGTCAGCCCAAAGCATTCTCACGAATGACGGAGGGACCTTGCCCTCCAGAGAGGAGGGCTGCCTATGGTTACATATTCCGATCTGATTCAAATCGGCATTTTAATCGTTGGTATTTGCAGTCTGGTCTACCAGATATGCAAAAAGAAATGACCGCCGGCGTCCTGACAAGAGCGGCGATCATTTCGACGTAATTTGAGGGGCTGACCGGAACCGGCAACGCCCTTTTCTGTTTACAGTATAATCGCCCAATATGATTTTGTCAACGATGATCTCCCTGCTGGGGAGGTCTTTTTGTTTTTCGCGGAATTTTCACTTTACAACATCCACTGCGCCCTTCAGCATATTGGCCGCCTTACGCATAAACCTGTTTTCTTCCAGATACTCCAATCCAATAATCGTGATCTCTGGGCAAATCGGCTCCGTAATATGCCGCTTCATATCTCCCAGGTTCTTCGTCACAACAATTCCCTTAATGTACCCGCTGTCCTGCATCATAATCAAAATCTGTTCCCAACGCTCACGGGTCACACCCAGTCGAAACGGGCTGATCGTCTCAACATCAAACTCCTCACAGTCAAGTGCCGCTTCCAAGTACCTCAATATCCGATATATGACCTTGAAGTTGTTCATTGTTTCGCTCCTTTTTGTCTGCGGCGGATTTTTAGGCCCCTCTCCTTACCAGCACATACCACTGACTTTTGCTAATACCCATCTGCTTACAGGCGGCCTCCACTGTGATGGAGCCGTCTTTTTGCATTTGGAAAAATTTTTTAGTTTGGCACATTTGCCATCATTCGCATTAAATCTGTCCTATCCCACAGTTTAACGCCAAGTTTGTTTGCAAGCGTCCTTCCGTTATCAGAAAAATACATATTTGTGATGACAGCACACCGTGTCGCCTTATACATGGGTGCTCCGGCGTATACTTCCTGTACCGACTTTACCCCCACATTCTTTGCATATCTCTTGCATTGAATCGCATATCGCTCACCATCTTTGCTTGCAAGAACATCTACGCCATAATCCCCGCTTGCTTTTGTCATCTGCACATTGGAAAAACCGTTTGCCCTCAGAAGCGCCGCTACATATCGTTCAAATTCCTCTCCGCTCATTATATCAATTTCTGACATATCTACTTGTCTGACATTTTTCCCGCTCGACACAACGCTTACAATTACAGCCGCACCGACTGCAACAAGTATCAGTATGACCCACGGATATTCAGACAACAAATATAACGGAACCCCAATAAGGATAATCAGCATTATCAAACCAGTAGTGGATTTCCTGCCCCGCATGATTATCCCTCCCCCAAAATAGGCTCGTGTACGCCCTTTACCCAATTCTCATTTGTCAGCAGGTTCATCAGATAATTTACCCGCTTTCCAAACAATGTTTTCCCCATATTCATGTAAATCATCAGCCCAGAAAGAACTGTGGCATCGCCCATGTCGTTTTCTGACTGCGGCTTGAATGTGTATCCCTCGTTTTCAAAAACAATAGTGCAATTTTTCTCTTTTGCTATCCAAAGGAACGCAGGCAAATCTTCTGGATTTTTCTCAAACCGAAAAACAGAATCTATGTGCATCGTTCCATTCTCTACAACTTTTCCTTCAAGATAAGATAACAGGCCATGATTGAACACTTTTTCATCCATCAGTTATCCTCCGTTTTAACTATTCCGTGCTTTTCCTCGTAAGCCTTTACCCTGCGATAGAAGGTGGCGTGGCTTAGCCCAAGTTTCTTACAAATAAACTTCGGGGAAGTCTCCCCATTCTTCCACGCCCTATACTGCTCCGTGAAAGCATCTTCATCAACGGCAATAGGCTTTCTTCCAGTGTACTTCCCTTTCTTTTTCGCCTCCGCAATCCCTTCGGCTTGTCTCTGCAAAATCTGTTCCCGCTCCAGCTCCGCCAGCGCGCCGAACATCGTCAACACAAATTTCCCCTGCGGAGTAGTGGTGTCAAACGCCTCTTTCTTGGAGTAAAACTCTACGCCCTTCACCTTCAAATCATCCAACAAACTAAGAAGGTCTTTCGTACTTCTCGCAAACCTACTAATGCTTTCAACAACAACCGTGTCTCCCTCACGGACAAAATTCATCATGTCTTTCAGTCCGGGGCGCTCCTTGCTCTTCCCGCTCTGCTTATCAGTATATACCTTTTCAACATTCAGTTCTCGCATTAACTCGTCTTGCCGGTCAGTATTCTGCCCCTCTGTGGACACCCGCACATATCCAATTCTCATTTGTCTCGCCTCCTTCATTGTATCAATGGTATCATATCATTTCTTTTGTGTCAATATAAATTTTGATACATCAAGGCCTTTTTTCTGTTTTCGGTGCTGATGGGACTGACCTACCTACATTATTCCGCCAAATATCCCCCGCCGGTGTGGCTTGCACGGCCCGTTGCCTGCTATGGCCAGCGTGGCCTCTCCTTTAACCGTATCTTTAGGTTATAATCTAATGATACAATATAAACAAATTGCACACGGGTTATTTGTGCGTTATTCTGATACTAAATTATCTCAAAATATATTGACACAACCCAAATGATATGCTATATTATACTCACAAGGAACAAACAACGACAGGCCACAGGCCGGGAGGGAAAGAAAATGGAAAACATCATTAGAGAGGTTATGTGTGCAATGGAGCACGGAATCCGCAGAGACGAGGCGATCAACGACGCCGCCAACATCCACGCCGCCAGTTACGACGCGTATTGTGCGCTGTACAACGCGCTGCAGGCTGCGATCCCCACCTGACGAGAGCCGGACGGCAACCGGCCGAAACGCCCGAAAGGGCGTCGTGGGAAGCTAAACCCACACGTAGCGCAATAGCGGCGACGTGTAGAACTCCCAGTGTACGCGATGAAATTTGAAACTGGGACAAATCGTCTAAGAGAACGACCTGACAGGGCAGCAGGAGCGCAGAGGGGGCAATGCCGTAAATTTTCCCCCGTGTCCTAAAAAATAAAGCCCCGGCCACCGCTTGCAACAGTGGCCAGGGCAAAGAAAACCCCAGAACAACCACGAACCAGGGCGCGCCCCTATTGTATCACGGGCGGGCCCGGAATACAAGAAGGGAGTTATAAAAATGAATGCAACCATGATTAAGCAAAACGCCGAAGGAATCCGCCTTTCCCACCGTGAGCGGGAAGAGAAAAACGGCCTTGCCCGTGGATATAAGGCCGTGTACATGGACGCCGGGAAGCTCGTTGACCTGGTAGATCTCAGAATTGCGTTTACCAGCAGCGGAACGCCCTATGCTTGCGTTTGGTGCTATCAGCCCGGAGAATTTGCAAAAAACGACATGGGCGGGTGCTGGAACAGCGGGAGCGGAACAGCTGGGGGCTATGGGTATCACAAGGGAAGCGCCGCTGTAGAATCTGCGTTTAGGGCCGCCGGTATTAAGTTCAACTCAGAGGTTGGCGGGTGCGGCTGGGAGCGTGTGAAAGACGCGGTGCAGGCCGCCGGGGAAATGCTGATTGACAATTCCGCCCCGGTTTACGTCGTAGAAATGTACGCATGAGGAGGGCCGAAAAAATGACATTCGAGGAGCGCCGCCGAATGGCTGATCTTGAGTTGTGGAAAATGTTATCCCGCACATTCCCGGGCCTTGTGCGCAACGTCCGGTTTGAGCATTACGACGCGGGCGGCTGGTGGTATACTTTCGAACTTGTAAACGATCCCCGCCGCCAAACGTGGGCGGTTAGGGAAAGCGACATTGACAACGCGGCGCGGGCTTAACCCGCCCGCCGGAGAATGGAGGAAATGACCATGAAGAAAAGAGAAATTGACACTGCGGCCCGTTTTGGACTGCTTGACCGGCTGCAAGCGTTGGAAAACGATTTGACAGCGATTCCCGGAACAACGTACATTGATTTTGATTTGTCCGGCCTGTATGACCGTTGCCCGCTCTGTTTTGTCGTTGGCTATGATATTGACGTAAGACGGGAAGATTATTTTGAGGCCCGCCGAGAATGGATCAAGGCGGTTATCATGGTATTTTTGGCGCATGATTTGCCCCCGACAGGAGACACCATAGAGGACTACGGCGCAAGTTATTATTTTGTGCGCCGTATGGGCAAAACGTGGGAGGAGATGACCCCCGCTTGATTATCCTGTTTATTGTCCTTCTTCCATTTATGGTGATCTGGGAGACGGCGAAAAAATCTTGAGTACCACAGCGCCCGCCCTGGGCTTTCCTGGGGCGGGTTTTCTTTTTCCCGTGTTTCCTATACCCTCCAATAGCTTCCCGCCGCTTGCGTGGCATCCTATGGCCTCTAGGCGGCATTTTTGTGCCCGTGTCCAGCGGGGCAGGGGAGAGGCAAAAAAGTAAAACCTCCGTAAAGGCCATTTACAGGCCCGTAGAGCGGATTTTAGCGTCTGGAAGTATCCCTATACTCCCGCGACCCTAAACGGCCTACAGCGTCCCACAGAGCGGCCAGCAGGTCATAAAGCAACCCCGGCCCACTCCGCTAGGAGCAAGCCGGGGCGTTGTCATTTGTTCCGGGCCAGGGAGAGGACGGCGCAGCGCTCCGCCATCGCATCCCACCAGGCGCAGCGGGGGCCGTCACACTGCCCGCCGATATACTCCACGCGGGGCGGCTCGCCATCAGTGCGGCACTTTATCGCGCCAACCCTCAGTATTGCGTCCAGATCGGGCGGCTCAGTAGCTTTGAGCGGGCACAGCTTCCCGCGCGAGAGTCTGTCATAGTCGATAGCCATTGGCGAATCTTCAGCCATAGTCGTTTGATAGTCGATGGAATCTGTGCCATAGTCGCTACCATAGTCGATAGTCGTTGCCATAGTCGCTATTCCTCCACCACCACAGACCCGGCGATCCGCTCTTCAAGCTGCTTTTGGTCGGGAGAGTCGCCGAGGGGTTGATTTGGTGTCAGGACGACCTCTTGCTGATCCTTCATGCCGAAATAGTTCTTTGCCCTAAAAATGTAAACAACGGGGTTAATTTTGCCCTCTGTGACCATTTCAGACTCAAAAGATGCAATAAATCCTTTGGCTTTTTTAATGAGGTCCATGCGCACAGAGCTGCACCCAATCCCATTTTCCCAGTTCCAAACCGTCTGCTTGATAGTCCCTAATGCCATGACCATCTTCTCAACAGTAGGCAACTGTCCTGTTTTTTGGCAGGTGTCAAAGAACTCATATAGTCGCTCTCTGCACTCTTCATCGGATTTAACAATGGGTCTATCATAGAACATCATACAGTTACCCATACAGCGGGATATATCTTCTGCCTTTGCTCCAGATATGACGCTTGGAAAGTTCTCTTTGCCTCCACGGCCCCTTGCCTTTACGATAGTTTTCCCTTGCTCCATAGTCGTATCATTCTTGCTCAGAGTTGTCACCTTCCTTCGCAAACCCAAACCTCTCTCTCGCTCTCTTTGCCATGTTTTCACGCTGTTCGTCCGATAGTTTCTTTGGGACGCGGACTTTAATCCACTTCTTTGGGAAAGTATATTCCCTCATTCCTTCACCACTTCTAAGTAAAGTAATTTCTTTGTGTTTTTCGGCAAGTACATCTAATCGGCGGATCAGGGCACGGTCCATCGTGTAGCAGGAGGCAAGAGGCTCTTCCTGATTGTAGTTATAGATAGTTTCCATTTCGTATTTTGTTAAGTCCAATGTTCGTTCCTCCATTCGAGAAAGGACATCTTCTTGAAAATCATAGTCGCCACAATGTATTTGATAGTTCCTGAGTTGGTCATAAAGTAGAGTTTTGATAGAATAGGAGCGATGTCTTTGAAGTAAGGCTCCCATGTAGGATTACTATATTTCATTTTACCTATATATCCCCTTTATATCATAATATAAAACAAGCAGCTTGTCAAGCCTCAAATGCTTTCTTTGCTAATTCCTTAATTTCTTCCGCCGTATATTTTTTTGCTTCTCCGTTCGTATCGCATCCCTCCTTCGGCGGGTCTGGGAGTGGCATCCAGTGGGTGACTTTATTTTTGATTTCCCCATAATCGCCAAACCATGATTTCATTTCAAGGCTCCAATCGCTGGCAATCGTCCATAGATTCCCTCTTTTATCTTTTACTGCGCACAAATATTTCCCCGTTGCTTGCGGCAGTCTCTCCTTGACGCTAATCCACTCACTCACACTGTCCGCCCTCCCCGTCTCGAATTTGCTTCTTCATCTCTTTTGCGGCTCCTTCGCCTACACCAAGAGCATACGAATAAATGAGCCAACAAACAAAACTCATCACCCAGCAGAAAACCAAAACAGGCATCGGTACTATAAACCATCCATTTGCTTTGACAATAGACAGGATGATTCCCAGGAAAAGGAGCAGTTTAATCATCGTCGTCGCCCTCCCCGTCGTGGATGGAACCAATGATCTCAATTCCGCCAGTTGAAAGATGCTTGTTTACGCCCATACTTTCAGCGCCATTCAGCCAAACGCAAAATCTATTCCACTCTGGGTCATAGCATACAGGGGCTTCTTTTTGTTCGCCCCTCCAGTTCGTCCAGCGGATGATGTCTCCCTCAAAAATCTTCTTCCTGTTCTTGTCGGTCAGGCCGGTGTACTGGCAGACCGTGGAGGGGTCAACCTCAACTCCATAGAACGCAGAGGCATATTCCGGAATAATGTAGTGCTTTTCTTGACCGGCTGGCCCAATACAGCAGTAGAATCCATCTACACATTCTCCATTATCCAGCCGCTTGGCTTTGAAAAGGATTTCTCTCAT